GAGTTCCATGAGCTTCGCAACAATTTCTGCTTGCTTCGTAGCCGCATACGTGCTAAATATGTCATTAGATGGCATGATCTAGTCCTCTAGATTCTTGTTGTCTGCACGATTAGCCGTCGTGCCCTGCGCATGTTGCGATCCTCCTACACCGCCCTCCTCTGGCCTGGGGAGGGCGGATCCTTTACGCGACAAATTCCGCTTATTAAATGAAAACGTGAATTTACGATTGGTTTGTGGCAGTTACATTACGCCCAAGATTCTAATGATACAAGCGGGTTAGTTCATCTGTTATAGCCAAGACGTTTTAGTAATGAGAAATTGAAAGTAAGAATTTGTTTGTCCCATATGATGTTAAAAATTTCAAACAGACCAACATATCCACGACAACTTATAGAACGGTCTCCGCTACGACTTACCCTAAAGGGATGAATAAATGATTTCTGTACAATTACCTTTTTCTTTTCTAAAACAAGTCCAATAAGTTCTTGCACTTGAGGATGGTTTGGGTCTGAATAAAAACAACTGTGAAAATTGGTCTTAAAATCACAATCAACATTATGAACTACTGGATATATTACACCATCCAGTGTAGCTTTCCACTGACCATGAATTCTGCCTTGTATCCTATATTCCATGACAAACTCCTTTGTTGCCGTAAAGTTTAATGCAAAGAAGTTACGACCGCAAGCGGGATTTGCGTGGGCTATGGTCTAATCTACAATCTTTTTCACAAAGAGTACAGCACCGACATTCTGTGTTCTTTCTAAATTGGTAGGGACATATTCTAATCTTGCGCGCTTGTCGTAGGTTGCACCATGGACATCGGCCGTGCTTATGCGACTTATGTTGAGGTTTTATTTGACAACCTTCAGCTTTGCTGGTTCATGCTGAAGCACAGGCTTGCCATCAACAAAGCTTATCCCATAGCACCCGGCTGCTAATGCGACAGCAGATACCGTTGCGAATTGCGGCCGACGAGTTTTCCTTTTGCGCCACTGATACATAGTCGCAGTGCTTACGCCACTCAGTTTACTCAGCTCGCTGGCCTTGTTCGACCTGAGTATTGGCATAAGTTCATCCATAATAGGATCAATGCTTCGGAACACGTAGCTCTTGTATGGATACTGTTTCATAGCACCTTCCATTTTCCACGTTTCACCAGTCTTGCCTTCCTTTTATCTTTTAGAATCTTACAGACATAGTTGTAAGATGCATCCGAAGCCCCAAGAGCATTAAGGATGCCATGAGCTTCCGCAGGAGTAAACTCCTGCATTTTCTTTCTCTTTAATTCATTATAGAACATGTCGGGAATACTGCCGTTGCTCGCAGCTTTTAGTCCTTCTTCTTGTACGTTCACCACAGGTGTAGGTGGTGACATTGACACCACGAGACCTGCACAAGCATGGAGAAACCCTGGTAGTTTCTTATCGTCTACAAACACTTCTATCCTGAACATAACTCTAATCTCCCTTGTATTTGAGACCTGCTTTCAGTGCATCTGCGATACTGGTTAGAATACCTGCCACAATAATAGATGAATGGCTAGATTCTATTTGATTTTCTTTTAGAGCAATTTCTGCACGCCGAGCATGTTGCGAGCTTTCGATATAAAGTCTATCGATAACCTTGTACCAGTCTAGATCCATTTTACTCTCCTCGTAACTTGTCGTTTTCATGCAGATTATATGCTTGTTCTCGGATATGATTAGGAACTTGCCCAACATCAACACGAATGGTTTCCAAGCTATGCACGCATACTGTGGACCAAAGTAACCTACGATCTCCCTTTTTCGATTTCTCGGCAGTGTAGATCGTATTGCCGAGCCGTTTACTTATGAACATCCTTCTCCTAATCCATCCTACATGCTTCGAAGTACCGATCCTTGTGTATGATTGCCACCCAAGCATGTTCATAGAATACGATTAGCTCGTTGCGAAATCGCAATTGAGCCAATGGAATAAGCGGCGGGTCGCCAGGATATGTCAGTGTGTTGTTCGGAAGAAGTTTGAAGCCACTAAAGGGACGCCAGCCCCCGCCATGAGCATAGTGACTATTAAACTGATCTTTTGCGGGGCGAGGATCTTCCTCATCTAACCATCCTGGCAATAGGCCAAGATGTTCTAGAGTCATATCAGGATGTAGAAATTTCCACACCATCATGGGTTTCACAATTTTGCTTTATGTGTACCGACGGGGTTGACCACGGTAGCTTCGTAGCCAAGCTTCGTAAAGAAGGCAGCAAGGGACATTGCTATTTCATACGACTCGGTTGTACAGGTAACAACCGGATTTCCCAAGCTTCTTGGGTAGTACGCCAGGACTTTCCAGACGTTCTTTCTCATACTACACCTACCATCTTCACCACAACAAACGAGTAGCCGTGAACTTTTTCGAACTTGTTGAAGTGGATGGCCTTCCAATCTGCAGCCTTTTTGGTTGCATAGAAGAAGGAATTACCACGGTCTAACGAAAGCCAGTCCATTCCTGCCCTTCCGGTGTAGTATTGAGGGGGTAGTTCGGCTGTCTTTTCACGAGCACAAAGAACGTATGACATGGCGGGCTCCTTTCAAAAGCATTGCCATAGCCTAATTGTACTTTACAAGAAAATAGAACGCAAGCTCTTTATGGTCTGCATTCTGGAGGGCTCTTTCCCTGCTTTAAACATGCATTCTGTTCTTGTTGCAGAATCTGTTGCCTCATTGGATCAAATCTATGTGGATTTGCACAGCCGCTTAGGGATATTGTCAACAGCAGGGTTATGATCTTCGGCATTCCTAACCCTCCGAAAGAGGAGTGATAACCAACTTGCCGTCAATAATTTCGTATGTTGCTGGTCCACCTCCTTCGATTTCACCATTGCCATCTTTACATTGGTCATGGATCAAAAAAGCATTAGCACTAATCCGCATTATTTTCTCAAATGTACAAACACTCTCATGTTCATCAATACCATCTTCTCTAATGCCAATTTGATCAAGAGCACGTAAGCAAATCTTGCGGTTATGGTCGGTATAGACTGTCGGCCCACCAAGTTCCGGATTGGGATTATCCTTTTCGGAATAGCACCATGTCCCGGTTATAGTGTCTGGCAACTTGTCAGTCGCATGTGCTGTCCCTGTTGCCAGGAACAGTGTAACGACACCGGTTAGGAGGGTCTTTTTCATCACCATCTTCCAATAGGCCAAATTGAAACGAAGACTGCGAAGAAAATGAGGATTACGATTAGAAGACTAACAGCCACCGTTCCAGTATCCATTATTCCCTCCCCTTTAGAAATAAACCCAACACCGGTTCAGCGGAACGCCAGCCGTCCACGACCACGCAAAGGTCGGCGTGAGGTCACAACCAGCAGCCACGAGCAACCAATCACCTTCCCGCTTTACCGGGTAGAGTGGAGTGCCGTTGACTAATGCCATCACCGCAGGGCTGGCTCCATTTGGAGTAACACGAACGTTGAGCCCATCGGCCTGCACGTTCACCACACCCATGGAACACTGTGGCGGGTTCGCGCACTGAGTATATGGACCATACACCCATCCGATAGGTGGCGGTCCTGAATACGGGGGAGGCACGGTTACACGAGCCGGCGGGTGTTCCGGTGGTGCCTCTTCTTCAGGCTGCTGGTCAGCAACATAATTAGGGATGGCCGGGGGAGCTTCAAAGCGACGACCCACCGGCAGGTCACCATAAGGACCAACAGGCCCTTCAAACCAATGCCCGCGAGCATCGGTCCAAGCATTTGCCGATGTGGTTGCGACAATCGCAAACACACTGGCGAGTAGTAATTTCTTCATGGTAGCTCCTTTCATGCCACCCGACCTTATTACTATTATGCTTTACAGAAACATAGAAAGCAACTAAGAAATAGCAGGGTGCCATTCATTTGTTTCAAAGCAATAGAATTTGCCGGAATTGACAGCTTTGAAAAGTGCCGGTGAGGGTCTAACCGGCCTCGTCTCTCGACACGACGCTTCGGTGCCTGCTTTCCCTGCGTCTCGGGAGCGTCCGTGGAGCACCTTCGGACTCCATAGCCGGAAACCATTCCCCGGTTTCGTAGCAATAGAATTTGCCGGAATTGACAGCCTTATGCCGACAGAATATAGGCACCATATCCCGATGACGGCATGTCGGGGCTTTTCCGCCTTGTGGGCAATCGCAGTAGAAACGGCCACGCCGATAGGTGATGTTGTAGACTTGATCTACGAACCACCAGTCATCGAACTTGGCCATTCGGTATCCATCTGGCGTTTTGATCAGGTTGTAGTACATGTATCATCACGTGCCTGAATAACGACCAACATGTTGATAGCGTTTTTCCCGGGTTCATATTCTTCAAGCCATGCGCGTGCAATATTACGAGGGCTAAATCCACATGCTTCAATAACCATATCCATCGCTTGAAATGTTGGAACTTTACGCTCTGCTGGCGATGACATGGAAACATGCAGCAGGATCCCGGCAGGTTGTTCTTCGCATGTAATTGCAACGCGCCAACCGAGCGGCAGGATCACCTGTTCTGGCTCACGAGGAATCGGTGGCACACCTTTCCGATCAGCAAGGGTAAGATGATCAGTTGGTTGATTTGGTGTGAGACCTTGTTTGAGCACATCCCATGGAATAGGTTTTGCTCGAGCACGAGCAGTTGCTTCCCTAAGCCGTATTACATCTTTAGGACCAATAATGAAAACAGTCATATCTTCTTTCCCCATTCACGTGCAACTTCTTCATCAACCTTATTCATGAGATGATAGTCACTGCCATCTGGGTCTGGATTACGTGGATCAATACCTAATAGTCCATAACGACGCCAGCATTCCACTCGATATTCACAAGTATGCGGACCGCTTTGCGTTCCGCAGCCACATTCTGGCCAAAGTGGACAAACAAGAGCCATTTAATCCTCAGAATCTATTACTTCCCCCATTTCCTCTAGTTCTTCACGCCCCTTGCCAGGTGATGTCTTGCTCCATCCGCAGTAGCAGCGCTCAAGCCCCTTGTGGTCACCACAAAGGTCACAAACTCTTACGCCACAACCACGATTGAAGTGATATTCGTGCTTGCAGGTCATGTTAGTGAATCCTGTGTAAGAGTTCTATCGGCAGTTCCGCGGTGCTGCCATTGGCATATTGGATAAACGCCAATTTGATACCAAAGGATTCCTTAATGCCAATGATTTTGGCAGCTTCTTCCATTGCCTGTGCAACCTCCGGAGGTACTCCTACGAGGTCATCAGGGCTTATGTACACTTGGTCGCCTACTTTCATAGCGGGCTCCTTTCACGAACCACTATGTAAAGTATAAAGCGTAACCACTTAGATTGCAATTAAGATTTGGCAGAAACCACGGGTTTACAGCTTCTTCCCACCTAGATTCGGTAGATCTTTACGGTGGAATACTTGATAACCAGATTTGTGCAGATGTTCTACGACAAAATCTGGTCCCAGAATAGCCCTCATAACTTCTTTTTTGAGTACAGGTGGAGTGCTCAATCTATTAGAAGTGGGAGCGGTGCGTTGCTCTACACTAAGATCCGGGAAAGATCGCGCCAACCTTCTATCTTTACCGTGTTTAGCTAGAAGGCGTTCGATCTCCGCTTTTCTTTTCTTCCATTTCATTTGGTATCCACCCTGCATTCATACCAATGGTAACTCGGCGGGCTTCTTTGCGAGTAGGCAAAGACTTTACTCTTTCACTCGTATCATTATCGTAAACGTACCATATCCCACGATTAGGTCCTTGCAGTACTCTATAGCGAGGCTTCATGTTCTAACCATCCTTTGTGTGTGCCGTATTCCCAGAAACCACGAAGCTTACCCCAAGGATTTTCTTTTTCAGAATAATACAGATGAGCTTCGCTGCCTTCACTCGTACCGAACAGCCACAGACCACGGTCATGTGCGGCTTGTGCCCATTCGGTAAAATCGGAAAATTCTTGTCTATTTGCCATAACGACGCGCGTAGTGTCGATGTTCCCGTGGTACTTCTAATCCTGTGCGGTAAACCGTGTGGCGCAGATGGTGTGAAATAGAATGCAGCAATTCATGTTCATCATATAGTGAAGGTAATTGATTGCGCAGAATGCAAAAATCTACCCACGCTTTATAGGCATGGCGATGAGCATGAATAAAGTTGTCAGAATCTACCCCTCTACTTTCAACCATCTACCATCCTCTTGCTTCTTGTACCGTTGTCCCCAACCCATTCCTAATTGACCGTGGCTGTAACGTCGCCAAGAATCAATAGACATGATTGCCCATGGTCCCATCTTTGTTTTGCCATCAATAAACTCATCTTTAATGGGGGCACCAAAGTCATCTTTTTCACCTATATCACCCATCCAAAATCGCTTTTTCATTTTTCCTCCTATAGCTTAACCATGCATCTTCATAAGTTTCCAGAATGTTTTCTGGACACTCATGTCGTAGTTTCATTAGTACCCGTTCTCCGCATTCGGGACAGAAGTTTGGCAACCGTGGGTTCACCCAACAGAGCAACTGTCCGCAGCATGGCGTTTGAATTAGCCGAAATTTGACAGGGGTTTTCATTACCTGGCTTTTAGGAAGGCAAGAGTGCGGTCGATTTCATCCCGCCAAGCTTCTAAATCAGCTATGGTGCGGGCGGTTTCTTCTTGGATTTGTAGCCTTTCGGTACGAACACCTGCATCAGTTTGTAAAGCTTGAGTTCGAATAGCTGCAAGCGACTCTGGGATATTGGTGACAACCGGCTCACCTTGTTCTGCTGAAACTTCTGCCATAACTTCTGTCACAGTAGCAGTTGTGGATAGCTCTTTTCCCCGATGTTTCCGCTTATGCTTAGGCATGGATACCTCCAAAAAAGGGCAGTTTAACATCATGCCCAGGATGCCTACCGAAACCTGTACGTGGCGGTCACCCCGTAGGCGAGCTCCCGCACTTGGACGCCCCTAGTCCGCCTAGGGGATCGGACGGTCCGACATGACCGACAGGTGGGAAGTTTCACCGTGCTACTTCCAAGGATCTAACGGTATCCTGGCCTTACGTTAGCGACCCTTACTGAGCACCTTCGTGCGCGGACTAGGCCCATTTCAGGTGCGGAGCCAGGGGGTATTGTTTAAAGCGTAAAGCAAAAACCACTAGATTGCAACTAAGATTTAGGTTCTTCTGTATCTTCTGCGTAACCGTGACCTCTTTCTCTTAATGCTTCCAGAAGTGGATCACCAGGTAAAATTTCATCGGTTAAAGGACGCCCGTCATAAGTGTTTTCAATAAGCGGTTTTTGCCGAACACGTTTTTTCATAGCTTCTTTTTGGATAGATTCTGGAGTCTTAGGTTTGGGTCTTGTCATACTTTACTCCACTAATTAGTCTTGGAGGTCGAGGGCTATATCCTCACGTTGAACCGGGGATCATGAGCAACCCCGGAAATGCGCCACCTCAAGCCCCGCAATGCGGGTCAAGGAGTCAAGGTCCTCCAAGCTTTTTTACCGGCAGGTAGTCTGGCTCCAACGATGTCCGCCAGGGCCTTTTCCGCCGTATGTCGTACACGTAACTCCGGCTCCCGCGCTGCGGATAATTGCCAGGGAACTAATGGTGATTGCTGCAATAAGTGCGAGCACCACCAAAATAACTCTAGTCTGGGTATTCATCTTTTTCCTCTTTATAAGCTTGCGCCATTTGTTCATCAGAAGCACCTTCGGCGTAACCATCACCGTAGGCTTTCTCTACGACTTTGGCTAATGCCTCTAGTGCTTTTTCGCCCTTTTCATCCTCAATATACCAGCCTGCGGCCACAAGAATATCCGCAAGCGTGTCGTATAAGGCTTCCATACGCACGTCTTCTGGTCTATTGCCGGGAATATCAGATAGCCTGCAACCGGGAGGCAGGTCCCATCCAAACTTACCCATTATCGCACCTGTTCCGCGTAGGTTTGTTCATTGCCATCGACCGTATAACCATTCAGTCGTTGGCATTCACCAATGGTTTCTGACTTGGATAGGCTTGAAAATACCACCTTGCGTTCTTTTTCGGTGTCAACCACACAGTAACCTCCTGCATGGTCCCAACGGTACTCGAGGTGGTAACGATGATACTTCATAGTAAGCTCCTTTCTTTTTGCCTACCTGTAAAGTATAATGCCAACCCCCTGGGAACACAATTAAGATTTGCGTTGAATAATAACTTCTACTTCATCCCCTTCTTTTAGCTCTGGTGGTTCTTCATTCCCCACATAAAGAGCTTCCCAGCTACCTTCCATTAAAACGTACCATCCCATATCATCATATTCAGTTTTTATTTCAGTTCCTTCTTTCCATGCCCTCTTCAATTTTCTAACATGTTCTATCTTTTTTATACGTGAAAAGAACTTTATCATTTTTCAGCAGCTTTTGCATAAAGTTCATAAAGGAATTCTTCTAGTTCTGGGTAAATATTCTGACGAAACTCGTGGCTGAAGGAAGCATTAAAGCGTATTTCATTCATGACTTCAATGTGGGATTTCGTGCCGATCCCAAGCTCTTCTAAGGTTTGTTGAATACCGTCCAACACATCAAAAATCATAGCCCTATTGACAAGAACCTTTGTGATTACCGGTTTCTTGGTGTGAATGTCGAGGATGTTCGTCTTTGCGCGCATATGCGCAAGCATAAAGCAACAATTTTCGGAGCACAAGCGGAGGCTCCCTCTTACCCCTTGTGCTCTAAGGTGGGGTTTGGTAAACTAAAAAGGTAGTCAGCTTTTGTTTGTCCATCAAAGCAGACTACTGTCTGGATGCGCGAGGCGTATCTTTATGCTCCTTTCAAAACGCCTTCATAGTGGAGCGCATCCTTCGCCCCCGAGTCTAAGCCCCCCAGGCCGAAAGCTCGGGGGCACCCCTCATTTCTGATCTTGGAGGCCAAATGAGCAATGGAAACGAGGTTAACGTAGAACAGGAATTTCAAAAATTAACCGAAGACATCGTTAAACGCGGTCGGCGTGGAAATGGCCCCACAGAACCTGCCCGTGAAGGGGTTGCTGAGGATCTAGCCCAATTTATTGAAAAACACGCTGCGGATATATTAAAAGAAGCACAGGAACTTCAGCATGATGCAAAATCATTTGCTGATGAAATTCGCCAGCGTACTGACCAAAAGGCCGCAGAATTAAGAGCATTCACCAATAGCATCAAAGATACAAGAACAGCTATGGCCGACATTCGTACAAGGTTCCTTCAATCGAGGACTAGTGCCAATGCCCTGGACGAGCGACAGCCTACCGTGGGACACAAAGTGGACTAAACCTCCACGACCTTCTGGACCATTTGAAGCAATCAACTATTTCCCCGGCAACCCTATCCTTAATAGGGGGAAGGGTAGTTCTAGTCTTTTACGACAATTGATAAAGGTTCTTCCTGGCAACCCTGTTCTTTTACGGGGTAGAGGAAGCTCTAGTCTTGCAAGACAAATGGCAAGGAATCTTTCCGGCCCGCCCGCTGTGCTTGCTGGAGGACTAGGAGCTACTCTTTCTGCCATTCAATACAATGCGCCTTCTGTATTAAGTGGAGGCTTAGGTTCACAACTTTCTGTCGCTGGAAATTTTCCAGGTAATCCTACTCTAGTAGGAGCACAGGCCATTGCTCCTATCATAGCTGCCAAGTTAGCAAGATTCACAGGCCACACCACATAAGGAAAACCTCATGTCCGAGCAAGAAATCTTAGACGAAGTTGCGACAGACCCGGTCCCAGCTAAAGTAACAGACCTTAACATTATACGTAAGAAGGCTGTGGAATTACGGGACCTCCAGTTACGTAAGACAGATTTGGAAAATCAAATAGTGGAACTCAATGGGAAAATTTCCCATGTTGAACGCCATGAACTTATCGACATGTTTAATGATGCTAATCTTTCTAGCATTACTGTAGAACCCGATGGCAATCACCCTGGATTCATTGCTCAACGTTCAACAGTATATGGGGCTAAGATACCTGACGAACGCCGTTTAGAAGCCTTGAACTGGTTTGAAGCTGCCGGTCATGGTGATTTGGTGAAATCAGTTATCACAATTCAATTTGGAATGCAAGAACATGAAGAAAGACTCAAGGTAATGAAGCTTTTGACTGAAAATCATATTCAATACTATACCAATGAATCAGTTCATCATATGACACTCAAAGCATTTATCAAAGGTGAACTCCAAAGAAATCATGTAGTCCCAATGGATCTTTTAGGAGCATATGTCTTTGATGAAGTAAAGATCAAGCAGGGATAAAATTTGAACTTGCGCTCCATGGAATATTTTGCTTTACTTTTATCCTTAAGCTAGGAGGAATGAACATGCAACCGAATACAGAAACTGCTCTACTCTACTGCACTGAAAGGAATAAGGCTGACCTGGATGATTTGGTCGAAAAGATTACTATCTGTGCCAGGGATGCTATCGAATCATCACATGACGCTTTAAGGAGTGCTATCAGTGCCGGGGAACATCTTACAAAGGCTAAACGAAAGGTGCTCTACGGCAAGTGGATTTCGTGGTTGAAGCAACACTTTGAATTCAGTCACAGCACCGCCAGCAGTTGGATGAGGCTCTTCGAAAATCGTAAGGAAATTCTAGAGCTAGCTGCGGAATCTCCCCAACGATATTTAAGTGTGAATGACGCCTTACGGCTTGTCAGCAATAACCCCCGTCCTGAACCCAAGTCTAAGCTTCAGAAGGTTCAGAAGCACTGCGTCGATCTTATCAAGGAAATCTATTCCCAATCACCAGCCGAAGCGAGGAAATCAAGGGACACCTTGATTGAACATATCAAGGAGGTTGGTGAATACATCAGAAAATACACGAAATAATTTGAACTTGCGCTCCGTAAGCTATTTTGCTTTACTAAGGTTGCAGCGTAGTAATGGACTGAGCCCAAATTGGTCCACCCCATGCTTTAGCTGCACCGAAGTAGTTGCGCGACGAAAACGTGTTACGGCGCGAATGCCGCACCAGATGGCTACGATGCAGAACTACGGGCTGGCCAGCCCACCTTGTTTTGACGCGCTCCCACGCCCCTAGCGTGGCCGCCCATGGCTTAGATTGCGCCCCGCGCACCTAGGCCACCCCCTACCAAAGGAACAGAAAATGAGCAGCCTGCCACCCGGCTGGAGGCGGAAGCCATTGCCAAACTGCCCTCTATGTGGAGGGAAAGGCAAGGCCCTCTGGCAAATGTTCAATCGGCTTAATCCTATAGAATACGTGTGTATAGGACGGAAGCTTCCGACAAAACCAGGCAAGAAAGGAAAGGCATTGCTGGTCGAATCCAGCAGGAGTGTGAAGTCCCGGGATACATGGCTAGAGCACGCTTCTAGCTATGAACATTCGTGCGCTTGTGTGATATTACCTATGACACAAGACTTTCACAAGCGATTGAAGCGTATTGCTGGATATGTGAAACGGGTAGCTGCTAATGAAAAAATAGCAGAAAGCTCGTTAAATGATAGCTTGAAGAATATTTGATGTGGCGCTCTATAGGTTTTTGGTTTACGCTACCCGCAGCAGAATCTTTCGCCAGTACGAATAGACGTGCTTCAAACTGTAGGGGCGACTGTAAGCGCCCGGCGAAGAGGTTCTGTGGAACCAGGAGTGATGACAATGGCTAAAGAACCGAAAGAGTCCAGCACAGCGTTGACTACGAGCAAAGCTCAACTTCCAGACGACTTAATGGAAGTTACCAAGGGCGATGCCGGAATGGGCATCAGTTTCAAGCCTGAAGACCAACTACTTCCTCTTATATACGTCCTCCAGACAAATTCCCCGGCTGTTGACAAGCGTGGGGATAATCATATCGAGGGAGCCGAACCGGGTGACTTTTGGCTGCGAAATGCCCTAGAACCTATCAAAAACGGCGAAGAAGGAATCATTGTGATTCCATGTGAAATGCAGCGCACATGGATCGAGTGGCTTCCTAACCGGCAGGGATTTGTTGCAAGACATGATGCCCCGCCCCTTGATATGAAGACCAGTATGGTACGCGGGGATGATGGTCGTGAAAAGCAAGTCCTTGTTCGTGGTGAAAATGGGAACGTAATCCAGGACACAAGGGAATTTTTCTTGCTTGTGGACGGACAGCCCTACGTTCTTCCATGTAGTGGGACAAAACATACCTTCGCTCGGCAATGGAACACCTTCTACAAACAGTTTAAGCACCCCCAAACCAATGACTTCTTGCCGAGCTTCAGCCGAAGATACCGGTTAACCACGATTCCTGCGAGCAACGCTATCGGTAAGTGGTTCGGTCTTAAGTTCCAGGATGAAGGGTTTGTGAATAAGACTGAATACAGCGAAGCCAAAGCCTTATGCATGGCAGTTCGTAAGGGTGAAAAGAAAGCCGCAGCTCCCGATGCAAGGCACGAAGAGGCGGGGAGTACAGAGTCTGAAATCCCCTTCTAATGTCCTATGGGCGATCCCCGGTTAACAGAAATAGCCGCTGAAAAGCGGCATGAAACGGACAGAGCCTATCTCCTCTTTGATGGTGACAAAGAGGAGTGGGTTCCCAAGTCCTTAGTTGAAGATAATGGTGATGGAACATTCACCATGCCTGAATGGCTTGCAAAAAAGATAGGGTTCATATAATGTCAGATCTAGATAGTGAAAGAGTGACTGCGATCATTTACAATGCTCTAGAAAGATGTCTTAAACCAGATTCGTTAGATTCTTTCATAAGAAGAGGACAAAAGGCAAGAGGAAGTATGTCTGTCCACGGATTTATGAAACTACTTGGTGATGTTCACTACTCACGTAAACGGAAACAGATACATGATAGAGCCAACGATCTTCCTCGGCCCACCGGGAACGGGTAAGACAAGCACATTGTTGGATACCGTGGACCAGGAAATGGCCCACGGTGTCCCGCCTGATCGCATTGGGTTTATGACCTTCACCAAACGTGGGGTAGAGGAGGCAATTAGTCGTGCTTCTGATAGGTTTAGATTGGAGCGAAAAGAATTCCGATATTTTAATACTCTACACAGCGCAGCATTTCGACACTTGGGGCTCAATACAAGTCAGGTTTTTACCGGCGCACGAGTTCACGAATTTGGGGAAGCTAACGGCCTTGAGCTACATGGTAGTTTATCATCCGATGACGGAACCTATACTAATTTCTTCGGTGATGATCTAATTTTATTCCTTGAAAACTTTTCGCGCATAACTAAAAGACCATTAGCAGAAGTGTTAACGATGTACGATTACGCATTACCAGATTCAGAACGTGCTTGGAGAGTGATAAAGGCCCTGCGGGCCTATAAAGAAGAACAAGGGTTATATGACTTCACTGATATGCTTGAAGAATTCATTAAACTTGACAGCCCACCACTATTAGATGTATTAATGGTAGATGAAGCACAGGACCTTAGTGAAATACAATGGATAATGGTTCAACAACTTGCTCGTCACGTGAAAAGATTGTATATTGCTGGTGATGATGATCAAACCATTTTCACATGGGCTGGAGCCTCCGAACACTTTATTCATATGCCCGGAAAAGTTCAACAATTAAAACAGAGTTACCGGGTTCCTCGTAAGGTTCATCATCTTGCTAATCGAGTAATAACCCAGATATATGATCGACGTGAAAAAGAATGGAACCCAAGAGATGCACTAGGGTCTTATAAAACTATAGAAGGAATCGCTCAGTTAGACCCAAGCCAATGTGATCCTGCCCTCGGTAATGTGATGTTATTAGGGCGCACGGTAAAAATGTTGAGGAAACATTTTATCCCATTCTGTAGGAAGAATGGGTTGCTTTACCGGTATTTTGAAAACCCGAGCATCAAACCAACCCAGGCGACAGCTATCGATGCATGGAAACAGTTACATGAAGGGTTCCCCATACCAGTTGATGATGCTGTTCGTATCTATAATCTATTACCATCAGAAGGTCATAAGAAAAAGAAAGGGTTAATAAAGAGGGGATTCAAGGTATTGCTAACTCGTTTAGCTGACCAGCCTGAACCTCCTAAGATTACTATGACTGAATTAAAGCGGGACTTTGGGCTATTGGCAGAAGGAGAATGGAAAGATGTCTTTACCGAAATTGAACCTCAAGACGCTGAATATATTGGGAAGGTACTCGATAACGGTTTCAGTATCTTGGACAAACCCCATATCCACATTTCAACGATACATCGGGTTAAGGGAGGGCAAGCCGACACGGTTGTTCTTCTTTCTGACACTGCTAAAGCATCAGAAAAAATTGCTTCCACGAATCGAGATGAGGAAACACGAGTGTTTTATACCGGAATCACAAGAACATATGAAAATCTAATCGTGGTGCAACCTGAAAAGAGGCATTACTATGGACAGCTCTTCGACTGACCCTCGGCGAAAACCACAAGGGAAGCTAATCCTGCTGCTGGATTTCGATGGCTGTGTCCATAGCTATACATCAGGCTGGCGGGGTGCTAATATAATACCGGATCCACCGGTTCCAGGAGTAATAGAATGGTTAGAAACTGCTCTAGTACACTTTGACATTTGCATATTTTCTGCTCGATCTTCTGATGCAGATGGTAGACTTGCCATGTATCACTATGTTAAACAACACGCAGGACCAGATAGTACTCTGGCAGAAAGACTACGTTTCGTGGCAGAAAAGCCAAGTGCGTTCATCACAATAGATGATCGTTGTATACCATTCAATGGCAACTGGTCTGATCCTCGCTTCGACCCTAAGGAAATCCTAAAGTTCGTGCCATGGTACACATCACAGAAATCAATGACCCCATAGACAGATTCGTGGCTTTTATATTCGAACGCGAAACCATACGGTTTCGCAGGTTTGAAAGAAGTGACCCACCGCCATGGACTAAAGACCCTATTCTACAAGAATATAGGTTCACAAATGTACATAGGGAAGACGATGCTGTATCCAAACATTATCAGCGATCTATCCGTAACAGATATACCGAGGATGCTATCGTATTTCCTGCGACGGTGGCCTATCGTTGGTTTAATCGTATTAGCACTTGTGATGCTCTTTTTAATGAACCTCTGCTTGATAACGAATCTGTATTTGAAAAGTATATTAATCACAATGATGTTACTATACTAACAGATCTTATACTAAAACTTCCCACTCCTCATGTAACCGGTTCCTTTATCATCACCGGGAAGCCAGGGTTTCCTAAAGGAGAAGGCGTCTGCCACTACATTCATCAATGGTGTGTTCAAAAGAGCTGGCGAAGGACGTTTGAAGCATGGCAAACGCATTCTCCATTGCTATGTGAAATGTTTGAATGGTTACAGAATGAGGGTCTGGGAAGCTTTATGACTGGACAGCTTGTAGCAGACCTCAAGTATCTACCATTCATGCAAGAAGCAAAAGATTGGTGGTCTTGGGCTACTCCTGGACCGGGAAGTATGCGCGGTTTGAACATTGTATTAGAACGTCCTATGGAGGAACCATGGCCGAAGGGTCAATGGCTGCAAGAACTTACGCTATTGAGCAATCGGATAAACCCAAAGCTGAATAGCATGGGAATGGAACGCCTGCACAACCAAGACCTACAAAACTGTCTTTGTGAATGGAGCAAGTATACGAAGACAGTTAATGGATGGGGCCGCCCACGGCAAACGTTCAAACATGGAGGGCCAAATGTTCGGTGATCTACAGATTGTGATTCCTTCCCGGTCCAGGCACTACAAGCAAAAGTCGCTTATGAATCTTTCTAGACGGCTATGGCATTACGTGACACTTGTAGTTCCACCTGAACAAGTAGAATTGTACCAAGAAGCTTTTCCGGATGTTCATATCACACCATGTGATGCATATGGTATTGGTCCCACCCGACAGTTTATTCTACACATGCGAAATACCGGTAAGGTAATTATGATAGATGATGACCTTGCCTTCTACCAACGTCTATCAGATTCAAAATTTGCCCGTATTCAGCCATACGAAATAGAAGCCACAGAACGTATGATCGGGGCCATGTTCGATCTACTAGACAGATACCCCATGGTAGGTCTGGTAGATAAGGCATGGAGCCATCTTACCCCTAGGGAATTCAAAGAATGTACTCGGTTTAATGATATCCACGGATACAATCGGGATTTATTCCCAGATCCATGGCCTGCTTTTCGTGTGCCACATGATGAAGAGCACGATGTGCATCTACAATTTCTCACACGGGGGATAAAAACCGCTGTCAGTACAGAATTTAGTAAGATGAGTAAGTCCGACCGCCCCGGAGGTTGCAGTGATTGGCGCAATCAACAGGTCCTTGATGAGGCTCACAATTTACTCAAGCAATATTGGGGAGGCATTGTAGATCCAGGGCCACGTCATGTTAAGTATAAATGGAAGGAAGCAATGCGTCAAGGTGGTATAGACTGTGGGTAGACTGCCTTTGAACTTGTAAAGTGAATTCCACCATGTTAGGGTAAACATAGAGGCCACTTAAAATGCGGATAGTAATACCAACTCGCGGTCGTACAGACCAGCAGTTAACCCTCAGCATGTTGCCGAAGGTACTGAGGGAACAAACTACCATTGTCGCCCCAAAGAAAGAAATCTTTAAATTATCAGCTCAATATGTTTCTGGCGTGCCAGAATACATCCCACAACCTGATCCAGATATGAAAATTGGTGATAAACGTGCCTGGATATTAGAGGAATTTCATAGGCGTGGGGAAGAAAAGATCATTATGTTAGATGATGACTTGCGGTTTGCCACCCGTATTAGTGAAACAGATTGGCACTTACGGGAAATAAAAGGCGAAGAATTAATACCAGAGTTCGAACGTATTGCTGAAAGACTTAGCCCAGAAACACCACATGCAGGATTTGGTCAGCGGCAAGGAAATAACCAGCTAGAAGAAGTCGGCTGGAAATCACCCGGTAAGATGTGCTATGCTCTAGGATACTATCTACCGGTGGTCATAAAGGAATGCGTTTTCCGGCGAATTGCGCTGCGGGAAGATATGGAATTGGCGTTGCAGTTATTGGTGAAGGGTTATCCTAATGCGGTGTATCACACAACGGTCGTGGACCAGCGTGGATATGATAAACCGGGTGGAACTAGTTTTGAACGCACAGTAGAAATTTCAAATGCTGAAGCTCATAAACTGAAGGAACTATTTCCAAGCTATGTTTCTACTGTAGAACGTGCGTATAAGGCGAGTACGCCAAGGGTAGAGGTGATAGTTCAGTGGCAGAAGGCACTAGAGGATGGCCGACGCTACCGAGCTCAAATCGAAGCTACGGCAGTTAGCTGAGATTTCGCTAAAATACAAGGCAGACTACGTTCCTACGCCCCATTTCGCAACAGAAATGCATGGGTATAGTGATGCAGAAATCTGTGTGGCTGTCTTCAAAAGAATGCGCCCACCAGGATATGCCGAGGATCAAGCCCGGTTCATGGGATATTTGGGGGAACACGTTTGTCCAAAGATCCTTATGGTATACGACGGTGCTTATTGCATGGAGTATTTGTATCCTATTGAGCATAATTTTGATTCCTTATTAGTGTTAGAAAGATTTTTGGAACAGCATGTATGGAGCCGTTCCTTAATACATGGGGACCCAACACTGGATAATGTAATGATAACAAAGGATGGGTTCATGAGGTTAATTGACCCTATCCCAAAACTATGGCTAAGGAAACCGAGCATAGTGGCAGTAGATCATGGTAAAATGCTTCAGTCTTTTCTTGGGTGGGAAGTCGTACTACGTGGTCATGAAAAGATATCATATGAATGGCCTAATTTTATGCAGGACTATGATACTGCAAGAAGAGCAGTCTTCTGGGCAATGGTCGCTTTACAACGAATCGCTAAAAGGGATATCTTTGACAGCGCGACCCAATGGGCAACCAGGGTAAGCAAGGAGTTAGAAAATGCATGTGATTATCCTAGCGGCTGGACAGAGCAAGAGGTTTCGGGAAGATGGATACATGACTCCCAAACCGTTTATTGATATCATGTGGCAAGGCACAACTATGCCAATGATTGAACATGTAGTTCATACAGTTCCTTGGGAATTGATACATGTAGTTGCAGCAGTTCCTCCTCGATATAAGTGTAGTCGAGGATGGGTTCAAATTGTTGATACAAAGGGTCCCGCAGAAACTACCAAGAAGGTTTTAGAATCCATAGGCCCTCAGTCATGTTTAATAATGGATTCTGATATACTCAATTCTACCAATGATCTTTCGTTATTAACAGAACTTCGTACCGGTATTGGAGTGCTGGTAAGTCGAAGTGCTAATCCGGCCTTTTCCTATGTTGATAAGCTTCACAATTTTTCACGTATTAAAGAAAAGGAACGGATATCTGAATATGCTGTGCGAGGTGCTTACTTCGTGGCTCCTGATGCAGTCCCACAGTTTATGACTATTTTAGGGGAGGTGTGTGAAGGATATTCAGAACCTTATTTGAGCCATGTGTTTGATCTTATGATATGTGAAAAAGAAGCTCAGCAAACACTCTATACCCCAATAGACTGGGGAACTCCACGTGATGTAAAGTTGAGTGGTGCACGCATCGTATTGGAAGGGGGAGAAACACATGTATATGATAAATGCGGCTAACGTGAGGGATGCACTTCCGAAAGCAGTTCGACACGTTTTACATTCTGGTAATAAAGAAAAGACCAGGAATGGTGATGCTTGGGTTAGTCCATCACCAGTTAGTATTCGCTATGAGTATCCTAAACAGCATGTTCTAGTAAATGAAGTAAGAGATGCGAATCCCTTCTTTCATTTAATGGAAGCTATGTGGATGCTTGCAGGTAGAAATGATGGGGAATTTCTGGACTATTATATCAAAGATTTCAGTAAAAACTATGGGGATGAACATGGTATAATCCCAGATGCATACGGGCATAGGTGGAGAACTCAGTTAGGATACGATCAACTGCGTGAAATCATTAAGCAGTTGAAAAGAAACCCTTCTACCCGGCAAGCTGTACTTCAAATGTGGGATGGTGATTTAGTGACACCGAGTATTATCAAACCCTGTAATCTTGTAGCTACATTTCGTATTCTAAACAATGCTAAGAAATTAGACATGACTGTGTTTAATCGGTCTAATGATTTAATATGGGGATGCTGTGGTGCCAACGCAGTTCATTTCCCAATGATGCAGGAATATATAGCGAGCATGGTAGGGGTTGAAGTAGGTCGATATTGGCAGATATCAACTAACCTACATTTTTATACAGAACATCTGGCGATGTTACAGAAGCGAATTGGATCAACAGGAAATTTATATGTGGCTTTAAAGAATGGATGGGATTATGAAGGAACACAGCCTCTTATTAAATATCCTGAATCGTTTGACAATGAATTGGAAGAAACTATGCAATGGATAGAAGACATACACAAGGACGAAGAAGCTTATAGCGGAAATATCACTAATCCATTTTTAGCACAGGTTGTTCTACCTATGGCTGAGGCGCATTATCTATATAAGAAAAAAGATATAGGTGGGGCTTTAGAAAAGATAGAAGAAGTTATTGCAGAAGACTGGCGGAAGGCTGGTACTGAGTGGATAAGAAGGAGGATGTCGTGATTGACCGCCACAATATCTATAGTTCTCGATACTTAGCTGGATGTGTCAAGCGATATCATACTTGGCCTATGATAAAGGAGCAGACGGTCGGACATCATTGCTGGCGCGTCGCTTGTATATTCACAGAAGTGTTTGGAATTCCTCGTGCAGAAGTACTCTATTATTGCCTGCATCATGATAGTGGTGAACTATGGGCGGGGGATGTTCCCTATAGCATTAAGAAACAAATTCCTGAGCTAAAAGAAGGAATGGAAAAGGGTGAAGCTATTGGCTTACGACAACTTGAACTCCGGCTTCCAGAACTAACTAAAGAAGAAAGAATCCAAGTAAAAATATGTGATCTGCTGGAGATGCATGAAACTGGTGAACATGAAATGAATCTAGGTAACAAGTACGCAGAAGCTATAATGAGAGATACAATGTACGAAGCTCAACGTCTAGCGAGTGAATCATGCATGTCCATGAACGTTAACCAATGGCTCAGAAATAGAGGGAGCAGCATCTAATGTCCGCTAATGAAAAGCAAGTGGGAGGAAAACACTATAAGACTCAGTACGAGCACTGGGATCTATGTATAGTCATTCCTCTTGGATACTTAGAGGGATCCTCAACCAAATACGTCGCACGATGGCGGAAGAAAGGTGGTATAGATGATCTTCACAAAGCAATGCATTACCTCGACAAGCTTATGGAAACCTATCCACATAATCCAGTGCGAAAGTTAATACGAACTGAAATCCACTATGAGGTAAGTCGCTTCTCCGTAGCAAATGGTTTGAGTATAGTGGAAGAAGAATTTATCTTCTTGCTTAGTTCTTATAAAAGTGACGATGATCTTAGAACAGCACAATTAGTGTTGGAAGATATTATCGACCTAGCTAGATTAGATGAAAAAATTCCAAGAGTGATAGAGCCTAATCGTCCCGGCACACCAGAAGATGGAGGACACCATGCCAACCAGTCTATGGAGGAATTGGAGGAGCGGAAAGAGGAATGATCCGTTTGAGGGTAAATGCACCATAGCAGAAAATTCTTCAATGCGCAAGTTGAAGCGCGCCATACGACGTGGAAAAGTACCATCGGAACGGATGTTAAAGATAGAAGAAGCTATGAAAATGGCAATCAAACGGAAGGACAAGTATATGAACTCCCATGCACGGGAACGGCGGGGTGTACACATGTAAGGGCGTAGGGTGTTAGTGGCACTGCAACGGCACTTGTGGGGCTCACGAAGACGTCTTAAACGGCAATACCCCCCAGGCAAACACCCCATGGAATCTTTAGGATACATTTACTTCATTGAAGCAATAGGAACAAATCGCATTAAAATTGGTTGGAGCACAAATCCAAATGAACGCTTAGATCATATAGCAAGTAGCTGTCCATTTCCAGTAAAACTCATCAAATTAATATATGGTGATTATAAAACAGAACAGTTGTGGCATCAAAAATTCAAACATCTTCGCATTTATCGTGAATGGTTTAAATCAACTTCTGCTTTACGAATGGCTATTGATAAAAGCCCTAGTGTCTATGTAATAGAAGAAGATGGTCGTGCAGCTTATCAACAGGCTCGTCTTGATTTCATAGGTCCATGGAAGGAACATAACCCATGTTAATGCGGTCAATCGTAGAAGACAAACATATCTACACCCCTTCTGAATGGATTATGCCTACTGAGCTTCCTGATCTTACGCACGAAACTGAAGTATCAATCGATACAGAAACTTTCGACCCTGGTTTAAGAGCAAATAAAGGACCAGGATTTTTTAAATGTGATCAATATGACAATAATACGGGATATATTTGTGGGATATCAGCAGCATGGCGTAATGAAAAAGTCTACATCCCACTTCGACATGCAAGCAGAAATTATTTTAATCGGGCATTAGTGGGGCAATGGCTAAAATCATTAGTTGCCCAGAATCATACCCGGTTTATATTTCACAATTTTCAATATGATTGGGGTTGGATTCAAGCAATGTTTGATATACCACCTCCTGCACTTATAGATGATACCATGGCAATGGCTTCTATTATTGATGAAAATAGATTTTCATTCGATCTAGATAGCCTTTGTGAATGGCAAAAGGTTCCAGGGAAAAAGAAACTGAATGTTTCAAAAAATGAACTCTATAAACTTCCACCAGAAATGGTGGGTGATTATGCTGAACAAGATGCGATAAGCACACTAGAACTCTATTATAAGCTGCTTCCTATTTTAGAAGAAGAAAATCTTAATGCAGCATATCAAGTTGAACGTGAGTTAATGCCTATTACATTAAGAATGAAGCAAAAGGGAATTCGTGTTAGCACGTTAAGAGCTAAAGAAATAATGAAGAGTGTAGAAGAACAAAATTATAAAGATTCTGAAATCATGGCAAACCTATTAGAAGAAGAAGGCATTAAGATACAACGAAATACTCAACAAGATTTCTTTGGCCGTACTCTCCCTCCTCCCATTAGTCTAAAAGATATTAGATCTAGTCGATGGGTAAAAAAGAAGTTTGAACAATTAGATATACGAATTGAAGAATTTACTGCAAAGAAAAATCCTAAATTTGATAAAAGTGTCATGACAGGTCATCGACACTGGTTTCCAAGAATGGTTCAAAAGATAAAGCACCAAGCAGATCTAGCAGACAAATTCTTACAAAAATTCATAGTAGCATATGCTCATAATGGAAGAGTACACCCAACGATTAATCAATTCAAGTCAGAAACTGGTGGAGCTAAAAGCCATCGGTTTAGCTACTCGGACCCACCCTTACAGCAGATGCCTAGCAGGGATGATGCATGGGCTCCGCTTGTACGGTCTTGCTTTCTACCAGAAGAGGGGGAATTCTGGTGCAGCATCGACTATAGACAGCAAGAATACCGGTTAATCGTATTCGTAGCAGAACTATTACGTGCGCGTGGCGCAAAGAAAGCGGCTGACCGGTATCGTAATGATCCTTCTACAGACTTTCATAATTACGTAGCACAGATCACTAGGCTTGAGCGCCCCCGCGCCAAGGATACTAACTTCGCAAAAGCTTATGGAGCTGGAATTAGGAAGTTTGCTTTAATGACAGGGATGGATGAAGATGAGGCAAGGGATGTTTATAATCAGTATGATGCTGAACTACCATTTGTTCGTGAAGCATCAGATCGATATATGAACTATGCTGCAAAGCACGGATATATAAAATTGATAGATGGTGCTCGTAATCACTTTAATTTATTTGAACCAATTGAGTATCGTGATTTTACAGAACCAGGAGTACCATATGCATGTCCTTATGATGAAGCCATTAGACGTACACGTAACCCTAATCATTCATGGTATGGTCAACCAATAAAACGAGCACATGTTCATAAAGCATTTAATAGAATGATTCAAGGGAGTGCTGCACGCCAAACGAAGAAGGCCATGTTAGATCTTGTTAAAGCTGGATATCAACCAGTGTTACAACTGCATGATGAATTGTGTTTTAGCTTGACTGATATGAAACAAGCAAAGGAATGTGCTCGTATTATGGAAGAAGCTATGCCGGTAATTACCATTCCAATGTTGACTGATGTAAAGTGTGGTCCTAATTGGGGGCAGTTAAAAAAATAATTCTCTCTCAGGGCTTGCTTTTTTGTCTTCGGTGTGTTAAGTGAATAATGTACGAAGAGTACAGCCAGAAATAAGAGGAGAATATCATGGTAGTTAACCCGGCTCAAGGCCCTGCTCCTGTTGCCAAGCCAGCCGCTCCCGCAGCTCCCGCAGGGGAAAAGAAGGAGCCCAAGGCTCCGAAAGTAAAGAAGGAACGGCCGGAGGGTTCGGTTGCCCGCCCGCGTCTTCCCAAGTACCCCGATGAGCATGTGATCACCGTGCTCAAGGAGAATGCCAAGGCTCGCGGTGCAAACCAGCGGTTCCTGCGTTATAAGACTGGTATGACTGTGAAGGCATACGTCGAAAAGATCAAGGAAGATTTCAAGCGGGCCGAAGGCATGATTTATGCCGACCTGCGTTGGGATGAAAACCACAAGTTCATCCACATCGGCCCGACCGTGGTCCCAGTTCCGCAACAGGCTCAGCCGGCGACGGCGAAGCCTGCCGCGTAAGGGCGTTCCCAGCCTTGGACCCTGCCCCGGCAGGCGGGGTCCATTTTTTCTATGAATCTTATTGTACTAGACACTGAGACTTCGGACTTAGATCCTGATAAAGGAGCTAAGCTTTTAGAAGTTGCGTGGATTGACCTAGCTCATACCGGTAAAGTGTGGGAACAAGTTGGTTGCTATGAAACTTATATTGAACAACCTCTGAATATGGTTTTTAATCCCCATGCCCAGGCTGTCAACCACATTACTAGAGATTTACTCACAAAAGAAAAGGGAGCAAGGGACAGGTACACCACAATCCAACATCTGCAAACATTTATCAAGCAAGATTCTGTTATGGTCGCTCATAATGCAGCATTTGATTCTAAGTTTTTACCAGAGATTAACGTACCATGGATTTGTACCAAGCGAGCAGCTCAGCATATTTGGCAAGGAGCTCCCAGCTATAGCAATCAGGTTCTTCGATATTGGTTAGAATTAAAACCAGACCTTCCTGTCGGAAAGTTTCCTCATCAAGCATTATATGATGTAGCCGTCACCACTAGCCTTCTTCAAAAAATGTTAGAGCACCACACCCCTGCTCAACTGTTGGGGTTATCTTCCCTACCGGTTAGGTTGAAAACTCTTAACTTCGGCAAACATCGTGGGCAAGAGTTTAGAAATATTCCTCGTGATTATTTGCAATGGCTTCGTAAACAAGAAGGATTAGAACCTGACTTAGTCTATACACTCGATTACCTATTGCATCGACCATGAAAGATGGTGGACTTAGAAAAGAATTCCGATTAGGACTACCTCAGTATCAATGGACATCTATTGAAACTGCTGGAGTATCTACAGGAGTTCCTGATAGTGAATTTTGCAGCCCTTGGGGAAAACAAGGTTGGATTGAATTTAAACGAACTCATGCATACGCTGTAAATATCACTTCATTTCAAGTTGCATGGCTTATGCGTCGTTGCCGATATGGTGCAAGTGCTTGGATTGCTGTTCGACGTATTCCTAATGCTAAAAAATGGGAAGGGATAGATGAGCTATGGTTTATGAATGGGGATCAAGCAGATGCCCTGTTTTATAATGGGTTAGAAGGAGTTCATGCAACATGTTGGGGTGGAGGACCTGGGAATTGGAACTTTCAAGAAATCCATGAAATAATTCATAAGGGTTTAACTCCAAGACCAGCCATGCTATAATAAACTACGATGGAACTACCTTATCAACATCAAGAAACTGCTGCAAAATTATTGAAGGATAACGACGTCTATGCCTTGTTGATGGAACAAGGCACAGGTAAATCCAGGCCAATAATAGACGATTGGCTGGCAAGAATTACCGCCGGAACAGCCCAGGATCTGGTTATACTAGCACCGAAAGGGTGCTATCTAAATTGGATAGGTACAGAAGAAGAACCGGGTGAACTTACATTGTGGATCCCTCCAGAGACACTTTCATTTTTCAATATTGGTTACTGGCGGAGTGGTGCTAACACATCGCACCGACAGATGCAAGCAAATTTACTTCATGCCAAGAGTCCACGATTCCTTACAATGAATATTGAAGCCCTTAACCGGGAAGGTAAAGCACGTGAATATCTATTAGAATTTATTAAAGATCATAAAGTCATTGGCGTTATAGATGAATCGACCACTATCTGCCATGAAAGTGCAAAGCGAACCGAGTTTATTCTAGATGAATTATCAGACAAATTCGTGGCCCGTCGTATACTGAGTGGACTAGTAGCTCCAGAAAGCCCGATGGATCTGTACACTCAATACCGGTATTTGGACTGGCGAATTATAGGACAGAAGACTTTTTGGGGATTTAGAAACCGGTATGCAATCACAGAACAAATAGACTTCCGGCCCGCTGCCAGTAGAGTTATGGATGAAGTCCATAGAAAGTTTTATAGGAAGCCTACTATCATAGTTGATTATCGTAATTTAGATGAACTTAATCAAAAGATTATGACACACAGCTACCGGGTATTGAAGAAAGATGTTCTAGATTTACCACCCAAGATTTACCAGTTCTGGGATGTAGAAATGACCCCGGAACAAGAACGAATATACAATTCTGTACGTGATATAGCTATGGCTGAGCTTGCTAGTGGTGAGTTTGTTAGTCCTACCCAGAAGCTTGACCAATTAGGCAAGCTTCAACACATATTATGTGGACACGTTAAAACAGAAATGGGAAATGTAGAAGATATCCCAGAAAACCGGGTTGATGCTGTTGTAGAAATACTACATCAAACTTCTGATAAAGCAATCATATGGTGCCCATGGCCGCGAGCATTAGAAAAAATTCGGGACCGCCTTCACAAGGAATTCGGTCCCGAAAGTACAGCCAGCTTCTGGGGAGAAACGTCGTTAGATGAACGTCTTGAGGCTAGAGGACGGATTCAGCGTGATGATACATGTAGATTCATCGTGAGTAACCAAAGCGTAGGAAAATTTGGGAATACCTGGACAGCCTGTAATGTGGTAATATACTATGCGAACAGTTTCGACAATGAAGATAGGCAGCAGAGCGAGGATAGAGCACATCGTATAGGTCAAACTAGATCCGTGACCTACATTGACCTGCGGGTTCGTGGAACAATAGATGAAAAGCTAATCAAAACACTGCGCAAGAAAATCACTATTAGTTCCACCCTTCAAGGAGATGAGTATAGATCATGGCTAGTGTAGAAATGGTGCCCGATCGTAAAGCTCCTGGTGGCTTTAGACCGCGTAAAGGACCTCAGGGTCGTAAAATTGCTTTCGAACCTAGTAATCCTACTCTAATTCTTAAGATCATTGATTTAAGAGACAGGGAAAATATGCGTTGGCGGAGAATAGGTGACGAATTAGGCTTGAGTCATCAAGCTCCATATCTTCTTTATAAGAAATGGCGGGATTGGGCCTATGCCCAAGATATAAAAAAAGGATATAAGTATGGACCCTCGTGAGTTTGTAGACCAAGAACTCAGTCTAATAAGTGCGATGTTTGCTATTCAAAAAGTAGTCAAACCGATGGTTGTTTTGATTAAAGATGACAAACGATTTGCAGTTCCTGTCTATTATCAGAACATCGCACATAAGGAAATAGTTGCTCAGGGAATTAAAGACCTAGTAAAGAACTCAGAACCAGATGTTGTAATCTATATGGCAGAGGCTAGAACCAAAATAATTCAAGGAATCACTTCTGAATTACCTAGTAGCATTTCACCCCATGATCCTCAAGCCTGGGAAATTGTGAACGTACAAATAGAATTTAGAACTGGTGAAAAGTTTGGTTGTGATGCTAAGATTAATAGAGACCAAGGAATTACTCGGCTAGAAAAGTTTGAAGTTCATGACGCAACGAGGAGTATTGGCCGATTTGCGGACTTCTTTCCTATTACCAAGAAACTTAACTGAAGATCCCACATTTAGCTGAAGTGGGGGGTATACCGTACCCCATAGCGTGCGGGTTAGTGGCACTGCAACCCCGTTTAAAGGGCTCTGTTAACCCTCCTAATGGGCATTTTAGCCGTGTTTACCCGCATTTTAGCAGTCGTTAGCTGACCTGGACTCCAATTCGGGCTAACGTAGGGTTTTTCATTTACCCATAGAAACCTAGAAGTAGGATTAGAAAAATACTTATGAGTTAGGGGACCTGTTAGAAGCGCAGGCACCCGGTTACTGATTGTGTATGGCATTATTCTTTTTCCTCTTCTGCGACAGGTTTTTCTTCTAGTGGTTTCAGTGGAATAGTTTGCTGAAGAACAGCCGCAGGAGTTCCAACAGCTACCAATGATGGAGGTTGCCCTTCACCCGCAGGGTAGTTAAGAATTCTTCGCACCTTGTCCTTATCTCGCATTTAAGCCTCCTGTGGTTAGACTTCTATATCCATTAACCGTTCAACATCCATTAAAAGATCATCGAATTCTTTTACTATATCAACCTCACCTCGTCGAATTGGTCCCCAATGGCCTTCTTCACCACCACGCAAACGCATTCCGACACCGGTAACAAGAACATGAAACGCTGGAGAAAATCGTGCTAGAAATTGGTAACGTGCTCCATCGCCAGTTCCATAGCAATCTAGCTGACTTGCATTAGGATAAAGTCCATGAGTAAAGGTAGGTTGGAATCCATTCGGGTCTTCCCAATACTCGTTTAGCAGCCGAGGTATTGTATCCGAACATGTATTGATATTCCACGACGTTTGAAATAACCCGGCTTCGCATGTATCAGCTTCAACATTGTCGGCAGACATGTCCCGGCCTTCCCAATGGTTACCAGAACTTTCACGCATCCCCAAACCAATCATCATCACAAATAAATGCCGCAACGTGTCGATACCATCCTTATCATTCTTCATTCCCTTATCTGCAAATTTTTTGTGATACCATGTTAACGCATCGTCATCAGAATCACCAGTCTCGGCCTTCCCCATAATCCAGATTGGCTGATTACCAGTTTGGTATAGAGTTACTGCAAGAGCATATGTCTTAGCCATCCCGGCAATGTAACCGGGAGGTGGCTCACCCCGATCATCCCATTCATAATTTGCAAGCCCAGAACGCTCGACCAAAGTATTAATCTTTACAGCAAGTTCTTCACTAATGCCGTCTAAGCCTTGTTCCATTCTAGTATCAAGATCATCTAATTCTTCCCATGTGTTTGGCCCAACCACACCATCATCATCAAGACCACATGCAGCTTGAAACGCTGCAACCCAAGAATCTGTGGCAGGACCAAAGTCCCCATCATCAGGTATACCAAGAATACGCTGTACTTCCGCAACATCTTCACCTTCATCACCTTCTTCCAATGTACGCCGAGCTTCTGGTGCAGTCGGTGGATGGTCCGGCCCTTCTGGTGGACGTTCTGGTTTTTCAGGACGATCAGGGTTGCCGGAAATGGTTTCTCCAGAAATGCTTTCTGCAATAGCAAAGCAAATATCTTCAAATCGCCCACGATAAATATCACAATCAGCTTGACTATCCACAAAGCAAACTTCGATTAAAATGGCAGCTTCATCCGTCTCATTTAGAAAATACAAATTATCCGTGGGTTTAGCACCTCTGTTTTTGAGACCACTGTGAGCAGCAATAGAATCACTTACCTCCGCAGCTAAGGCATTTTGAGTCTTATACCAGACTTCTGTGCCCTTTGGATCAGGAGTTGTTTCACCTTCATCTAAATATGCATTGAAATGTACACTGACATCTCGATCACGTATTTGATCATTATGGTAATCGACAATACGTTTAAGATTTTCATCCTGATCATCACTAGTATTATCATGAAATACTACAGTCGGCACTCCAGCAGTGATAAGGATTTCTGCCACCTGGTCAACCACTCTGCGGGCTTCATCGACTTCATCGATGAGACCCTCGGCTCCACGAATGTATTTTCCGTGGCCAGATGATATGACTATTTTCATTTTGCCTGTTCTTTCAATAGCTGTTCACGTTTAGTGAGAGCCTCTATTGCTTCGTGATAAGCCCCGCGAGCAATCTTCAATCCATTACGAAAGCGTGACGAATCCTTGGCACCATCAGTAAGCCAAACGGTCCATAATTTGATGAGGTGAGCATGGTAAGCTTCATCGAGTGCCTTACGATCAATCGGTAACAAAATAGCATCGAGTGGTACATTACCATAGAGATCAACACGAGTTTGTTGAGCCTGACTAGGTTCGATATACCAGCGTCCCGCCATGTATCCAATGGCGGCGAGTACTATCAGGACCACCACCACTAGAATAAAGTAGATGACCCAGGTCTCAGTTTTTTCGTGATTTAACCATTTCATAACCTTGCTATCCTGACCCTACGTGCCTCTATTAAAAGAGCCTTAGCGATAGCACAAGCTTCCTCTGCACTAAGGAAGATACTCTGTAGAGGTTGGTTTAATTGAAGTACGATTAAACCATTAGGATGGTGGGTTATCGTCGCTTCCAGTTCCTCTGGTTCCTTTTTCTTCCACCTTATAAGCGATGTAAGTTGGCCTATCTTCTGGAACTTTTTCTGGCTCATCTGGTATTACTACCTCTTCTGGAGGTATTTCTCCGGCAACTAACCTGGAAACTATATAAGTCGGCTTTTCTTCCGACTCTGCTTCATTACTAACAAAAATAGGATCACCCATTAGTACACTCCTCCATCCAAACCAGTAATTTCGAATCCACTAATAGACACGTTTGCACTACCATCAAAGGATGCTGGAGTTTGCGTAATCGTTGTTCCACCAGTGGCAGTGATACCGATGGTCCGTGCCGTCGCCAGCTTGATCACACTAAGCGGAGTAGCATTACCATCACCGGTCATCGTTGTGTCATGGGAAACGGCTGTAATTCCACCTCCAGGGGCTGCGGTCCATGTTAGATTACCTGCACCATCAGTAGAAAGAATGTTGGTATTCGCACCTCCTGTCAACTTGAAGGCAGCAACAGCAATCGTCTTTGTTCCTGTAATAGTCTGTGCCCCGGCAATTTCAACTTGCCGAGTAGCACTGACAAGAGTCATTACTGCTGCTGGAGTAGTGCCGATATAGAGACTAGCTGGACCACCGCCGGGATCTTGGAATGCCAGTTCACCTTCAGCTAACGAAGTTGGCACCCCGGAGGAGCCAACACGACGCTTAATCTTGATGACAGCAGCCATTAGTCTTTCTTTCTACGTTTGCCTTTTAACTCTTCAACTTCTGCACTAAGTTGTTCAACCCTAGCCTCTAGTCTATCTAGTATAGTAGGTGGTGGTGGTTTAGTGGGATCATGAGCCGCAATTACCTCATCTAACTTTATATTCTGCTCGTCTGTAAGCAACTCACGATTATAGAAAGTACCATTCTCCATCCAGCTAGCAGAACAGCCTCCAAGTCCAGCAGCAATTAATTCTTGTCCAAAGGTTGGTCCTATTACTACATCAGCCATGGTATCACCCGAATATCATCCCAGTTTGACGCACATTAAAAGTTCCAGTCCCACCAGTTACAGCACCAACAATAGAACTACTGTGTAGGCCAAGTTCACTAGCAAATGGAGCAGCAGTACCATCCATCCATTGACCAAAACTCAAATTATTAGCATATGATACTGCTGCATGAGTATTGTATGGGAATGGATTTGTTAGAATAACTCCGTCAGATGATACTTGAATAAAAGTAGCTTGTCCGGCCGTATCTATATAAGAATATCCTATTACTCCTAAATAAACATCCTGATTTATCCAGTTTAAGAAATATTGACGTTGAGAAGGAGAAAGTTCTTGTGCCCCTGTTGCTGTCGTATTAACAGCTCCAATAGCAGGTCCAAGCAATGATTTAGGTCTTCTGTTATACCAAGAAAGAACCTGTCTAGTACCTACTGTATCACTAAATTGACTTGCGGAACTTGCAACAATCAATCCAACAAAAGTATATCCGTCATTTTTGCCTGAGCCATCGGTATTACACATAATTTCGACGCCTAAATTTCCAGGCGTAGACGACATAACATGAGCATAACCTCCAGCACCAGTTGTTCGAAAATCAAGACCAATAGTAGTAGGTCCAGTAGCGAAGGCAAAAACATAATAGGGAGCACTTGCAGCAAGAGTTCTTCCACCTACTCCATTTATCATAAGATTAGTATTCACAGCTTGAATACCAGAGGCAGGTATATCATAATAGGCACCATTTATCTTTATCTTACTACCATTGAACGGTGAAAGATTTGTTGTTGTTGTACCGGTACAAATAAATCGACAATTCTGCGGGCAAAAAGCATTTACAGAACTATCAACATAAAATTGCTGTACGACGAGAGCCCATTGCGCAGGGTTCCACGCTCCTGCCGCCACAGACGTAATAGATTGATAAAGTTTCCCTTGATAATTAACCGTGGCTCCTTGAATATAAGAAAGTGCTGCTGAAAAATACGGAACACCAATAAGGTCACGTGCTACGTTGCTTGAGTCAAAAACCCCAAACTGATTATCCCCAAAATTGACATATGGTTCGCCATACGTCTTTCCAGAAGGACGACTACCGGGTGTAACAGAACGAAGAATTTGAATTTTAGCAACCATCAGTAGGTTCCTACATCAATTAGGGAAGCATTCACCCAAGCCGCATTTTTCCGACCATAGGTAGTTCCATCACTCGGTGCATCTGCTATTCCTATTAAACTAGAAGTTTTATTATCTACATATATTTTCGTAGCAGCTTGAAAATCAGTAGTTGGATCTGCAGGAAGAGTTAATGGTCCTGTCAACGTACCACCAACTAAAGGAAGATAACTGGCAAAATTTCCATTAACAGTTACGATTTGAGCATCAACGTATTTCTTTGTGGCAGCATCAAATGGATTAGTAGGATCCATAGCTAGAGTCAATTTCCCAGACAACGTGCCGCCAGTAAGAAGAAGGTATTTGGTAAGATCTACAATAACTCCATCTAGATAAAGGCCATTATCAAGATTTAATGTTCCGTTCCCTTTATTACCGCCAGTAGGATTTCCAATCACAACCCCATAAGAATACTGAATATATCCTTGAAATGCATTCCATTGTGTAGGCGCAGTAAGCGGACCACCCGCTCCTGAACCAAGGACAGATTCACGTGGGGCTACGACCTGTTCCATTTTAAGCCCATTGAACAGCGGTGAACTGATGACTCGCACTGTTAGATGCAACACTGACCGGTGTGGTCGTATTCGGGATTACTGTGTACGACTGCCCTGGTTGAAGAGCTACAGTCACGTTGTTAGCACTCGTATCAGCAGCACCAACTTGACTGACGTATAGCACTTCAGCCGCAGCAAGTCCTTGATCTGCTGGCGCAAGTGGATTGACAATATAGCCACCGGACTGATTCGGTGCTATTGCGTTAGTGGGAACACCGGGAGTTGCCGATGTTTGTGACGCCATTCCAGCAACTGGAGTGCTCATATCTTACCCCTTATCCGTGAGTTATCCATCCACCGCAATCACCAGGCGATGCCGTCGTAACAATTCCAGGAGTATCTGCTGGCAGAATACCGGTATTTCCAGTATAGAACCCGATGCCACCACCGGTTGAACAAATATACTGATATCCATGGCACTGACCTGTGAAGGCGCAAACATTATCGTATATGGAAATAGTCCCTGTTTCGAATCCAGACACAAATCCCTGTGTAACATTCGGTGTACCATTTATGGTCATATTAAAACCGATAGGCGTGAAGATTCCATCATAGTATCCCAAACCCACTTGTCCACCAGCATGGGCACAGGCGAATTGAGAAAATGCGTTCGCCGCTGACAATGTGCAGTAACCATAGATCCGAGCAGTTCCAGCAGAATCAACACATGGCAATCCACTTGTAGGAGCGGTAAAATGACAATCCCATAGTTCTAAGAGACCATCAATCAAAGCGTTCTGATTATACGACTGGAAGCTAAATCCAGCCACAGTCATAACAGAGACCTGCCCAAGAGCGACACAAACTGCTACCGGAGCATAAGGAACATATGTAGACGGACTTACTGAAGTGCAGATGATCTGACAGTTTTGTGGCTGACTTCTATTACCTACAATATTCCAAGACGCGATATATTGAGTATTATCTCCAAAGCCACTTTGATAAACTCCATCTGCCACTCTAATAGTAATGGCAAGAGAAGAAATATATCTGGCTTTAATTGTGTTGATAGCACCCTGAATTGTACGGAAAGCATCCTGCACAGTATTCGCAAAACCAGAGGCACTTTCAATGCCACTTGAATTAACGGTACTCGCGGCGTCTGACCTAACATAGAAAGTATACTGAGGAGGTTGTTGTGGAACAGGCATCATTGTAGTATCAAATGCTGCTCCATTATAAATGAAAATATAATCCTGACCACGTCGTAATTCACCACCCACCAAATTCGATCCGTCAGTACGCTTGGCAAGAACTACCGGCTTGCCATTAAGCTGAAGATCAGTAGCCGGTAAGTTCGCATTCACTCCTGCTGCCCATTGCGTTCCAACCCTAATATTGAAAAGCATTCCAACTGAAAAGTTCGCTGGAACAGGAACTGTATTACAGACAATATGCAACGGATTTGTAGAAGTATCATCCCCCACGTATACGATAGAAGTATCAATAGGGACAGCACCTTTTTGAACAAAATTGTCAAGCGTCCCAGCGGTAATCAAATTAGCAAAAATATCACCAGCACTCCAGGCAAGAGGAGTAGTTCCTTCCTGCCCGCGTACAATCGTAGCTGTATTGCCAGAAACACCGGTAACATGGACAATTTCGTTTAAAGTCTTAGTCTGTTGATCATAGAAAGTAGCAACGAAATAATCACCAGTATTAATAGGAGGTGTGTTGGGAGGATTACCTGGAAAAAATTCTAACGAATTCAGTGTTACCGTGGTGTCTGTAGCGGCGATAGCTCCTGCAACCGTGGTGGAAGCATTATTACTCCAAAGCATTGCCATGGCGAATCCTCACCCTATCTTGCAGGAGAAGTTAAACTGATACGGAACTTCAAGCACACCTAGATCTAACGCTTCTTTAAAGGTTTGCATCATTGGTAATCGTGGGTAGGGAGTATAGGCTGTTTCAATGTCGTTCAAATAAATCCCGAAGTTTGGCCTATTGACAATATCATTTCCTATAGTCCACGGAGGAGTCATTCCAAACCCTGGGTTGAACCCGTTGCACCCTACCACATTTAACATCGTTCCGCCATTCACAGGACGGTCACCTAATACAAAGCGAATGCAGACGTTTCTATTTGCACCCATCGTTACGCTTATTTGTCTACGATCAGCAATAAATTTATCAGTAAGCTCAGCCACGCTTCCCGGCCATTGGGGAGTAGGATGTGGAGCACCTAATGTCATATCAATATAATCGTAGTCTTTTCCATCCTTCCCATATAAAAATCGCCATACTCGACGCTTTAAGAATTCAGTAGAAAAGTAATTTCCGTCTTGTTTAAAGAAATGCCATGAAAGGATTCGACGATAAACATCATCATTAGTTAAAACAAGGTTTTCAAAATCATAATGTTCGTACACATTTAACCCGAAAACAGCCTCTACCCCAGAAAGATCAGTTTGACCATAAGTTTTTCTACCGGCATCATATAGTATTTTATCCCCATCGTAGATTAAGAACCCTCCAATCCCTGGTATAGAGGACGGAGCTGTTTCTGGCACATTGGGACTAGCAGTCACCGCAGTCCAGTAATCACCATGTGAAGGACCCAAGTTATTTAGATCAGGAGTATTAACTGCGACTTGCCAAGTTCCACGATTACGAGTAGCAGGAGCAAATTCATCCCACATTGGTACGAGCCAATTCGGCCCATACGTATTCAATGGTCCAAACGTACTCTGTATTTCTGGTCCAATAACAGGACGTTGAAAACCATAAACACCACGACCAACCCAATCCAACAAAGCACCAGATACAATAGGCCCTGTATAAATCGGAAGATTAAGAGCATTGAATGTATCAACATAATCCTGCTGCATTATATTCTGAGCTTCAACCCATCCTTGCAAGTCATCATCATCAGTATATTCTTGATACAAATAAGATGGAATAACCGTTGTCAACCCGGTAACAGAACGAGGTGGATATGGAGGTGCCCCTGGCTCTGCTCCTAATGCTGGTAGATTAGTTCCTGGTTGACCAGGAACTGGAAGTGAAGGATGAGGTGGCCTGAACGTAGAACGAAAATATGAAGTAAATTTATGATTATTGGTCCTTGCATTTACCCAAGCATTCGTGTTAGCTGGAACAAGAAACCATTGACCTGGAATTATTTCAGTATTTCCACCAGATTGACTGATAGAAGCTGGACCAAGAAGATTTACATATAACGATTCAACTGTAGTAATTCCTTGATCTATCGCTCTGAGTGGGTTTATGATAACCCCACCCAATTCATTCATAGGAACTTCAGAACCACCAATCGTCTTAGTTATATCAACAATCTGTACAGAAGTACCACCTCTAGTGATAACAAAGGCTAGACCAGGTTCTAAAACAGTCGGTTGCACTACGGACCCCTTAAGACTTGAACCTGCCCATTTTCAGTATAGAAATAACTAAACGGATCGCCCCAAATAACCTGAGTTCCACTAACTGGAGAAAACGGAATTCCATTTATAGTAATGCTCCATTCTAAATCAACAATATATTCACCAACTAAGATAGTAGAAACAGCATCTAAGAAAACCTTGTTCAATACATTCAAGTTAATCGGAGTTGTTCCTGCCGGTAGTGAATTAATGTAATCAACAATTTCCGGAACCGCTGCCGTGGCTACTGCATCTGGTGAAACGAAGTTTGGTGAATCTGTTCGCCAGATAACCTGTATGAACACACGTTCTTGTGGTGGAATAACAAAAGGAATGATATACGAATCGGGAAAGTCAGCAACAGAAATATTTATATTGATAGGATTAGGAAAAACAGTTCCTCCATACATGTATGGACCCATAGTAGTTCCATTAACAGGAATTGTAAACTGTCTATCTGGAATTGGACCAGGGCTATTTGGAAAAGCTGTCCGCATTGTAGTTATAGGATATTCAATTCCATTTATTCCTACCATCCCTACTACACCAGAAATAACCTCTAAATCATTATCACTAAGATTATGGTTAGCGGCTGTGGTGATAACCACTGGATTAGTGTTAGAAATGTTGGTTATTCTAATTGTTGCTCCAGAAAGACCAGGGGTATAGAAATCAGATTGCCAAATAGCATGAGCAACTTGATACGGGTCTCCTCCACCCACAATCACCACGTACTGACCACTATCTTGTTGAATAGCAATTAAACGATTTTGCACTCCCGGAATATTTCCACAAAGTGTTTTCAAATAACGAGCCATACCGGTGGATGCTGCGAGGCCTGCTGTGAAACATCGTTCACGGAATACGCTAATCGGTTCGCCAGATAATGAAGGAATTCCTGCTACCGGGTTAGTGCAGGAAAGTGGAATACTGGCAGGGACAGAAGTTAGAAATTGAACCACGGTATTCGGTAAAACTTCCCATGCTCCTGTAGTCGTAGCCAAAGCATAAATTGGAAGAGTACTTCCATCTATCCCGCAAATGCCACCGGTCTGACAAACATACTGATAAGTTCCATCGCCTACTACGAACCCCTGATTAATCACATAACCAGGAGGTCCTTGAAATACTACATAGACGGCAGTATTCGTAACTGGTTGATGGTCTACTCCATATAGAATGCCAAGTTGATTCAGCAAGAATGCATTAGCACCAAAAGGAGTGACGGAGTTAACCAAGTCTACAAGAAAACTATCACTTTCAACCAAGGCAAATGTATCAGTACTAGAAATGTCTTCAATCAATGACCCAGGCAGATTGGCTGTATAATCTGGCACTATTGCAGAAACAAGTGAAATCAGGCTTGCTCGTAAGTCTGCCGGAGCTGCGGGCTGCAACCCCTGTGGTGTCATTATGAGTGGAAGAATTGCCATGATTTTAACTTCAGATAGGCTGCTCTACCGGGTATCCCGGTCTTACGTGAACGCCGATACGTGAGCCGTAGTTAGTGAGGACATTGAGATAGTACCGAGGAGCAGAAGCACCCTCTTGTTGTGTTGCGAAGCTGTCTGCTGAGCCCTGTTGAACTGGAAGTGCCGTTACAATCAACGATGCAAAATATCCAGCAAATTGCTGTTGAGTACGTGCGATATAAAAGTCTGGGAACACCTGAGTCATGATTGATTCATGGGCCGGGATACCATAGTTAGCAAAGAACGGACTTTCACCCAAGTTTAATTTCAATACTTGAGCTAGGTCAGTTAAATAGACAGAGTCATTATACCCCCCTTGGTCGGTCGTGACAACCCACCATTTTTTCTTACCAGAAATCACATCTTGGGTTCGGCCATAGGTTCTCATCCAATCCTCGCATACACATTCTTGCTAGGACCACAAACCGTTTCAACCAAACAGAACTTATGCTTCTGAGGATCACCTCCCAAATATACCTTATTCCCTCCACCACCGCCACCACCACCTCCACCACCATCTAAAGGATTTATCACAAGATCACCTTCTTTAGTGATTCTATATGGCAACGTAGGAATTGCTACTCCTGTTCTTGTTCTTACTACCTTGGGCATTCTTTGCTGTAACGCTCTGCCAGATGATAATGGCATTCCTGCAACATGACCGGTTAGAACACTCTGTCCACCAAGCCCACCCTGTCCACTACCACTTTGACTACTTCCACCTTGTTGTTGATCATCCCAACCAGCACCGCTTTCTTCAGATTGTCCTTCTGGATTTACGATACATAATCCGGCTGAATTCAAATAAGCATTATTCTTTCCAAAGAAGGTGCTGTCACCTTCACCGGTTAACATAATCTTTTTATCTTTTTGATTTACTTTAAGATAATGTTTCCTATCCTTACTTTGTACAATACCTTGACCATCTTTATCAAAACTAAATTCAGTATAGTCTTTCTGCTGTTGCTGTTGCTGTTGTGATGAACCACTTTGACTTGTAGACCCACCGCTATCTGCAAACTGAACAGCATTTCTCTGCTGCATTACTGTTCGGTGGGATCTTGTTACTGCTGCGGCTGATGAACCACCATTTCCTCCGCTACCACCACCATTCCCGCCTGCAAATGCCCCAGGAGGAGGAGAATTGGTTTGCTTTTCTTGGACCTTACATCGCCAACCATTAGGACCACCAGTTTCCCAATGCTGATCATAATCACGTTTAGGTGCATCCAAATTGCTTACAGGTTGAAAACTAAGAGAAGAAAGATTACCACGAGGATAGAAATTAGTTCTGCCACCACCGAAGGCAGAAATACCTCCCAAATAATAGTCGCCGGGAACGGCCATTCCCATATCTTTGTTCTGAGTAGGTTCACGGCCAAACCTCGAAAATGACTGAGTCATTTTCATCACAGGAGGAGTAAAGATCTTATTGCCTGTTTCAAAGGCAATGTGCATGAAGTCTTTTTCCATTTTCTGGACATGTCCAGGAATGGATTTAGCTTCTTGTTCTCTGTGATTAGTGACATGCTTATCCAACCACTCTTGCAAGCGGTAAGAAAGCGGATTCATATGAGCATCATATCGTCCCATGGTACACCTATGGGTTGATTTCGAACGAACCGTTTCGATAAATCATGGAAGATGTTTGAAATACACTTTCTATCATATTAAGATATCGACTTACTTGACCAAGAACAACCAACTGCCCAGGATTAAAGTCAATAGGAAATGAAAACCGCTGTGAATTAATGTGTAATGATCTAAACCTTCCGTTATATGTCAAAGGTTGAAAATTTTCCAAGGTATAATCAATTATCGTTCCCGGTTTAGTTATTGGACCAGCAAGAGGACAAGGCCACAAACTAGGATCAACCAAGTCTACAATTACGGCATTAAGAAATGGATCATAAACTGCGTTCGCTGCTGCACGCCCAGGAGGACTTGCAAAAAGAGGAATAGTGATAACCCAGGCCCCGTTCGATGTGTAGACATTAACATAATATCGTTGTGCAGAAACATTCCAAGTAATAATCACATTATGATCAACACCATCAAATACAGCCCGAAAAGAAGGAGCCACTAAGTTAGATGGTATAAATGGAATAATTGTAGTCACGAAACACCGCCATAGGGGAAACTAGCTGGACTAGGAAGAGCAGGAAAGTTACCACCGCCTTGATTTGGAAGAGGTGTTAAAGCTTGAGGTTTATTTATCGTAAGTCCTCCTGTGATTTTTAGAGTTCGAGCCTGTGTTGCATCACCTTGAGATTGACCGGGTTGTTGTCCTGTCACCTGTCCTGTGTTAGGAGTTGCCCGTGACATTGCACTCATTAATTGGTTCTGTGCCCCTTGCAAATCAGTTAGTGTAATAAGGGGTTTTTCAAAATCAAAACGCCAAGCATTCTGCGGCAGGGAATTATTCCCACGTGAATTATCTGTCATAGAAAGCATGACAAGGTTTTCATACATGAAAGCTGGAGTAGCAACAGTGTACGTTCCTCCTATATTATTGTGTCGATCAAGAGTTGCCTTTAACGCTGTGAATACTGATTGCTTGTATTGCCAAACATCCATAAAAGGATTATTGGATGGAGGCCGCATAGGAGAATCCATAATAACAGAAAGAGTTAATGGTTCACGGATAACCGCATTCGCAGCAACCCATTGATTAGCAAATGGATATTTAGCAATCTGCTGAGTAACCAATGTTCCACCCGGTAGAACATTAAAATGCCCGAACGCACTATCTAAGTCACCCATGTCAAATGGCAATCCTAAATAGTTAATATCACTATTCGTAGCAAACATGCTGATTAATGGCATCATGCCGCCATTCATTTGAGCAGCCGTGCCACCTGTTAGGATAATCGGGCAAATTTGATATTTTAACTGAGCATCAAATGGCATCAGGCTAATCCTACTCCAGTAGCAAACACACTTGCTCCTGCAACATTATCAATACGAAGCTGTGCAGTTCTGTTCATTTGCCAATTATCTACATCTAATGGACCACTCCGCCCCCTCTGTCTTCCTCCATTAGCCATATTCAATGCTAATTGAGTTGATGATGTAAAATCCCCACCAGTTCCTGTTGTTCGTGGAGCAAAGCTTCTAACTGATCCTGCCATTGAAGCAACATTAACAGATGATGTTGGACTACCTCCACCTCCACCTGCCATCGCAAGCGAAGTTCTACTGCCTCCAGAAGCTATCATATTATTAACTGGACTATTATTAAAAGCAAAATTCGAAGGACCTACCACTGCTCCTTGCTGCTGCTGTTGAGGTTGTCCTGTCGCTGCCGGTGGAACAGTAGCATTAGGATCCATCGGATTTACCGGGAATGTAGGAGCCTGTTGTTGCTTTCCGAAACCAAACCATCCTCCTAATCCGTTTAGGAAATAGTCCATGTAATTATTGAATTTTTGTTGACCAGGAGTTTGCTCCTGTTGTAATTCTTGGCGATCTGCTTGACCAGGGGCTCCTGGCCAAGGAAGTTTCCCGGTAAATGCTCCTTGAAGAAGTTCCGGTGAAAACCACCCAACTCCTGCTCCTACTACTCCACCTACAGCGGCTCCCAAAGGACCACCTACTGCTCCACCTACAGCGGCTCCCATGGTTAATCCCTTCAACGCCAACAACGCTCTAATAACTGTTCCTAAGTTTTCAATGAACGTCCCAATCACTTCACCTAACTTGGCCCAAGGAATTTTTTCCATTTCCTCAGTCCATTCTTGCAGTTTTTTCTTAGCCTCATCCCCTTTCAAGTATTCTGCAAATGAATCTAACCATTCTTTGACTTGTGCCAAGGCTCTCTTAACAGCCGGGGAATCTAAAAGAGCATCCAGTAGGTTACTGAATCCTTTACTGACTTCGGTAAGCGAGCCAGCAATGCCAGAAAGCGATGAACCGAGCTTAGTCTGTATATCAGTTACGAAAGCCTTGGCCGCTGTATACAGATCCGCCCAGGAACGCCCCTCTTCCGGGGTAAGACCGGGATGTTTCTTTTGTTCTTCAATATTTCTCAATACTCGCTGTTGTTCATTTATATCAACACCGCCCCCAGGCTTGATAAATTTCATCCATTCTTCAACTGGCATTATTTTGTCTAAATGACGACCAATAATAAACTGAAGTTCCTGTCCTGGTTCTGCCTGTTTGAACGTTTCAGGCATTTTCCGAATAACATCTTCAAAAATATCCGCAGAACTTTTATTGGGATCTAGTACATCCTTCAAATTAACGCCAGCCGCCTGTAGACCAGCACGAGTAAGAACGTCACCCATCTTACCATACTGAATTCTTTGCATAACTCCCATAGTATCGGAAATGGTGCCTTGTGCGCCTAGCTGACGAGCCTGAATGCCGCCCCAATCACCTCCCAGCATTAGCATCTGGCGACGGCGCTGAACCAACGTATTCGCCAACCGATCAATTCCAAGTATACTGCCAGTCCCCAACATCATCCCAATGCCGCCAATAAGAGCAGCCCACTTGGAAAAATGTTCAGTGATTTTCTTTACCCCAGGAACAATCCCTGTTATGAAATTATTAACACCCTGTAAAGACTTTTGCCAATCTATTGTCTGTTTTTGTGCCTGACTTATTGTATTGGTCACAGCCTTGAAATTGACTTGCAGCGTTTTCACTTGATTTGAAAACGCCGTATAGTCCCGCATGAACTTTTGGAACTGCGAGTCATCTACTTGTACGGTAAGATTAATAGTCTTAGCCATCAGTAGTGCCTTGTCTTACGAGTGTACTTAGAACCGAAAGAAACATTCTGAGGAATATCCTTCTTAAAGGGTGGAGATATTCCCAATTTTTGTGGAGTAGTATCAATCGAAGGAGGCACAGTTACTCCTGGTATTTGAGAAGGAACAGCGGGGGGTTCTTCACTCGTTGGTTGATTATTAGGATTTTGCTGCTGACTCGAACTATTTACACTCGCACCAGAATCAGCACCAGGAGGAGTTGTACCTCCTTCTCCTTCTACTTGAGCCTCATAATTTGAACTCCAATCAGAACCGTGTGGACTTCGAAAATCACCAACATGCAGAATTTTATATATTCTAAATACCATCCCTTCTACAGTAACATGTGACCGTTGTGGACTGGCTGCTCCGTTTGCTCCTAAGACGTTAGCTTCAGGACTTAATGCCATTAAGATATTTGACGGAAGTGTAAATCTATCACCAATATGTAAATCTGCTCGCAACACAGTTTTTAGATGAATTCGTTGCTGATCAATCCATGTAGGTTGTCCAATAATATCTATAACCTGAATCAAACCGGAATTAATAGGAGGCTGTGTACCATCAAACACGTGAACAGTATCACCGTATGAGGCAGCTCTAACCCCGGTATAGTTCTTAGCCCCTAATATTGATTGACTTAAATTCTTTAAGAAAGGCATAACTTGAGACATGCTTTGATACATGCCTGCATCCTGGTGAGGAAGTTTAAGGCCAGGATGAATATTTGTGATGATATTAGCTCCAGGGAATGCTTTAGAAAGCATTTGTTGAACGGCTGAAGACATTGGCATATTCGGCATCATGTTATGAATAAGATTAAGAGGATCTGTTAATCCAGGTGTACCTCCCCCGAAAAAATCACCTCCTACTTGTGGACTACTAATTCCTGTACCACTCATATCAAAGCCAGCACTCGTACCACCATTCCCACCAGTATCAAGTGGCTGAACTCCTGGGCTCTGTGAAACTGGTCCGCGTGAAAATGGCCTTCCATCAATAGAACGTGGACCAGTTCGTTGAAAACGAAGCTTGTCTACATTTCTTAGATAATTGTGTCGTGCAATTACAGCGGCAGCACTCCCACCTCCACCTCCACCAAAACTCCCAATCAAAGATTCTGCTAGACCTGCAAGCTGACTTCCGCCCTTACCCCCTCCACTATCAGCACTCTTTTCCGCTGCCTTACCGGAAGCAACCTGTAGGCCGATACTCATTTCGGTGCCTTCCCAGTTACCCCAGGCCCTAAGAATAATTCCACGGAAGAGTTCAGTATAGTGCTGGGATTGCGCCGTGGCAAGGGGCAACCCTGGTTTCATACCAGCGTGCATCAAAATCCCTTTATTTATAAGATTATTTGTTTCTTTAATTTGATCCCAACTTACCCCCTTGATAACAATTTGTGAATTATTAGTTGGAGCAGCAGTTTCTTGCATTTCTATTGAAAATTCAATCTGCTGAGCACCAAAATCATTTACCCCATTAATCCACGTATCCCACAGGGCACCAGGAATAGATGCTCCTTCCGCCGGTTTAAATACCCCTGGAGCTTTATCGATAGAAATGCTATAATATCGCATTAGGAATCCGTGTCGGCAGGATGATCTTCAGCAGTAGGTGCGTCTGTAGAAGTATTAGAATCAGAATTATTATTATCAGAATCTTGAGCTGGTTTATCATTATCTTTAGTCGGTTTATCAGAATCTTTCGGCTTGTCTGTATCTTGATTTTTCTTTTCACCCTTATCAGGATCTTCAACCTGGGTTTTGGGTTTATCCTCTGCCGGGGGATATGGAATATCACGAACATCTGAACCGTATGGCTTGGCCCATGTCGCTCTTGCATCAGAACTATTCAATATTCTCAAATTATCCATTGGATTTGCATTAGGATCATAATTAGTATAGGGAAGAGCTTCTCCTTCAGTCCATCTTGGAGGTGGAGGTTTTTGAGCAGGTTCATTCTTCTTCTTATTCTTTAAATCAGTAGGCACAAGTGAGGTAGATGGTGTATCAAGATACCAAGGAACATCTTTAGGTGTATCAAATATTCCTCTATAAGGAGCTCCTTTCACCATTTTAGGAAGATGAGGAACATGTGGCGCAGGAATTCCACCTTTTTGTGGAGTAAGCCTTTCTCTAGGGAATATTTGTTGACCAGTTTCAGGATCTGTCTGCATTTTTTCCAATGCTTTTGGCACATCAACAGTTGGCCATGGTTTACCAGTCGGTGTCACTGTAGTTGAAGGCTGATTTGTAGAAGGAACCCCGGCATTCGGCTGAGTCCATTTCCATTGTTCTCTTCCTAACACCGTATTCGGTACAGCCCAATCTTTAGTATATGTTTGATCATCACCAGTGGGAAGACCCTTAGGAGCTACTCCTTCTTTTGCCTCTTTAGAATCGGGCCAATTACTCTTTTTACGAGCCTCCATTTCGGCCGGTGTAGCCTTTCTTTGTGGCGACCATTCAAAATGCCCCCAATCATTCACACCACTAGCTTCTTTAGTAAGGTTCTTCATATGATGATCATCTTGTATTTTTTGAAATAATTCAGGATTTTCCTTAGCCCATTTATATAGAGCAGGGCTATTATCAGGCCCACCACCAAATCCAGTTTCAATATCTACCGCGTTACCATGACCGTGTTGTCGAGGTTTTTGAACATAAGCACCAGCAAAATCTTTAAGAGGAGCACCGGCATCATGCAGATCTTTTAAGAAACCAGCTATATCAGGACCAGCGTATTTATTCGCACGAATGACTGCTGGTCCTTTTCCATCAGTGATTCCTGTCTCAAATGTTTGTTGAGCTGTAGCAGAATACAGGGAAACATCTCCCATCCCCATATCTCTAGCTCGCTTACTCCCCATGAAATTAAACCCACCGGTCCCAACATAACCGGTATCACCAGATGTTGCTTTCACTTTCTCCCATGGCCTATCCCACATTGGCGCATCAGCCGCATTTTGTACTCCAACTTGTTTTTGCAGTTCATCCGCCGCAGGCAGATGTTTTTCTATATCTGCATGTTCCAATCGACTTGGTATTGTTTTCAAATTAGTTGCAGTCGGACCCCATTGCAATGATCCAAATTCTGTTCCTGCTCCACCCCACGTACTACCATTAGAAAAAGTAGTTGATCCTGGTGTTCCTTTTGGAACAGGTGAACTAAAAACACCAGATGCAGGGACATTTTTTGACCACTGATTTACGAGAGCTTGTGTCTGTGCATTTGGATCAGCAACATTACCTGTGACACCCAAACGCTTAAGATCTTCCTGTTTAAATTGAAGCATTCCACCATCTTTATTAGGAGTAGCGTCCATATTATTTTCTTGTTTTGCTGTTGCAACCGCCAATCTGGCCCATTCATCAGGACTTCCAGTTTTAATACCCCATCTATCACCGTCTTTAGGAACAAAACCATTCAATGGAGAAAGTCTAAATTTTTCTCTTACATTACTATAGAAATCTGTTTCATTTACCTTTCCACCCGGTCCAGCTACTAACGGTGGAGGACCAGCTTGAAATGGGGGTCGTACACCGACAGTAGCCGATGGTGGTAAAACTTGTTGTCCTACCGGAGAAGGAACTGAACCAGTAGGAGCAGTACGAGTTGAAGGTACACCAGAAGTAGTAGGAGCAGGAGCAGGACTAGGAGCAGGAGCAGTGGGAGGTCCAGGAAATGGAGATGGACGAGACAACCTTTCCTGACGTTCTGTCAAGGGAGCCACGCCAACCGGGTCATAAGGTCTTCCCGTAAACGGAGCATCTCTAGGACGACCAGAAGGTCTGTCAGGATATCGACGCGGATCTATTGGAACTCGTTGCCCCGTTCTAAATTGACGTGTTATAATGTCATTATCCAGAATTTCTGAACCTGGTCGTGGTTTAGGTGGACCATATGCCGCAGCACCAGAAGGTCCACCTTGAGCTCCACGAACACCGGCTGCGGACGGAGGTGCGCCGGTAAACGGTGTATCTCTGGGCCTGCCAGATGGCAATGGATACCTATTCGGATCTATTGGTACTCTTTGACCTGTTCTAAACGGACGTGGTATTCTATCACCTTCTATAATTGGTTGCATCGGAGGTTTAGGCGGTTCAAAAGGTAATGGTCCACGAGTCACAGGAATTACCGGAGCCCTAGGAGCAGCAGGACCAGAAGGTCCACCCACTGCACCTGGAATTCCGACTGCACTACGCGGCATCCCTGTAACAGGATCAAATTGACCTCCAGTAAACGGAGCATCTCTAGGACGACCAGAAGGTCTAAGAGGAGCACGCTGCTGTTCTATTAAACTCGGAATTCCTGCTGTAGTAGGGGGAGCCCCTGTAAACGGAGCATCTCTGGGCCTACCAGACGGGCGATCAGGATACCGGCGTGGATCTATTGGTACTCGTTGATTTGTTCTAAACCGACGCTGAATTATATCATCTTCCGTAACCGGTTGAAACGGTGGCTTGGGCGGACCATACGCAGCCGGACCAGAAGGTCCCCCCCTTTGACCTGGGACTCTTGCCGCAGTAAACGGATCTCCTGTAAACGGGGCATCCCTTGGGCGACCAGAAGGCTCTAAAGGGGCTTGAGGATGTCGAGTCCAACGTGGATCACCACGTTGACGGTTATAAGGACCTAGAGGTACATTAGATGGTCGTGGTGAAGGGACAGGAATAGGAGCAGGAGCAGGCGCAGGCACGGGGCGACCTGTTCCTCCTGGCGCAACTGGTCCTTGCCACTGATAACCATTCCACTGTTCAATCTTACCATCAGGTCTTACACGAGTTTCACCCAATTTAGGTGAAGCAGTAGGTGGAGTAGGAGCAGGAGCAACGGGGGCAGGAGCGGGGGCAGGAGCGGGGCGAGCAGGAGCTGGAAAAGGAGAAGGACGAACCTTGGTAGGGTGTCGAGTCCAATGTGGGTGTTCAATCGCAGGACCGCGTGGTCGATTATACGGTCCTAACGGAGTAGGAGTTAGAGCTGGTCGAGTTGAACCTGGAGCAGTAGTAGAAGGCGTTGAAGGCGATGTACCAGTAGGAGGTGTTGCTCTCGTCGTTGGAGTAGATGGAGTTTGGGGACGTGTTCCTGATGAATCTGGTTTTTCTGTAGGCACTGGCTTTCTAGTTTGATCGGGTTGTAGTCTTTGCCCTTCCGGCAGCTTAGGTCCAAAAGACCTAACTACTCCACCAGGAACCCCAGGCATACGTCGTGGCCTTGCAGGAAGTCCACGTTCACGACGCCCTTTACGGGCTTCAAAGCGCAGAATTTCCCGGCGCATTTCACGGGCTTCTTCTACATTACCAGAAAATTCTACTAAGTATGCAACTCCTTTTTCAAAATTAAGTATCATATCTTGAACAATTTTACCAACTCTTTTCTGATTTTTGGTATCACCCAACCAATCAGCAAACCACTGTATATCTCCTTCTAAACCCTTAAACATTCTTTGAGTAACCGGTAGATGTAATCCAAAATCAATAAAATCTAATGTAGCCTTACTCAAGTTTTCTAAAGATTTCGTAATGCCAGTCTCTACTAATGTCTTTCCAAGTTTTGTTTCGATATTAATCCACATTCTTTTTATTTGAAGAATAAAATCAACAAGCATATTCTGGGCTTCTACAGTTTGTGAAAATCTTGGTCGTAGGGTATGATATTGTTCAATCGTATGCATAAATTCGTCATCAGTCATTTCACGCAAGTTCAATAAAGTTTGAGCATTCATAGTTTCTAACAATTTAAAGTTTTGGGCACTCAAAATGGCCCTATCAGCAGATTCTTTCTTCATAAATTCCCTGGCTTGAATAAGGGTATCTACAATAACCGTCATTGAATCATTAGACTTTTTAACCTTCAAAAGCCAATGTAGAACAGATGTTGCTCGGCTAGTTAGGTCAATACGAGTAAGAGCAACGTTCCCAATTAAATTGGGATCATTAATCATAGGGAAAGCAGTTCTAAACGCTCTTATCGCCCCGACCGTGGTGCCCGCACGCATTGCGAGCATACGGTCCTGTATCATTGCATCACCTAGTTCTGCAACCTTATTCCACAACCATTTGAATATTCCAGTTGCCGTAGCAAGCATCATCGGTAAGATACCCAGGCTTACCGATCCTATTAGACCCATAACCGGGGATATAACGAATGCCTCGACGTTAAATCCTCTGATTATGAACCTAGACATTCCTCCTAGTGTCTGTATCAATCGACTCACAACGCTATTAAAAATTCGCTCGAGCCTATCTATAGCTCGAGCGGTACGTCGGCTGTGTTGTGTGATTAGTTGGCTGTTGGATTGAAGCTTAGGGTTAAATGGAAGTATTCGTGCTGAAAACTTTTGATTAAGCTGCTGAGTCTGTGCATTCAATCTTTGCACAGTCAATGTCAATTTCTGCAAATCACCAGCAGGATCAAACTGAGGAGTAATCTTTATGGCCGCTTTGTAAGCCATTTCAAGCTTTCCACATCGCGATCATATATCTCTGCTGCCACTGCAACCGAGATGTGTGCGGCCAGGATAGTTCAAATTGATCAAAAAACTTGGCGAACCCCTCATCCATCAGCCAATCAAGGCAAGAATGGATTATTGATTCACCGCTATCGTCTGATTCTCGCCAGTATTCTCTTCCTGCGTCGATATCGGCAAGGAGCGCATGTATTCCGTACAATTCGACGATGTAGTTTGCGCGCTCCAGAGAGTGTTCAACCCTTCCAGCGCCACTGCCATTTCCGCTCTCAGGTGAATTGACGAGGCGCATATAAAATATACGATGCAGTTTTCTACCTCTGCCGCTGCGTCCTCATCTATTACACCACGCTTCTTGGCAATGTCATACGGCATAGTTTCCCAGCCACCATCACCAGGAGCAATCACGTTTGTTAACCGGTAGATTTCGGCCATTAGCGACTGTTGGGTTCGTTCCCAGACGCCAAGTTTCTTCGCTTCTTCCTTAAGCAATAGAGCCGCAACTCGCGGCCCTGTCACTGGTCCTAATCCGTTCGTGTAGACAGCGGTAAAGGCCCGGGATATTGTAAGGAAATTATCTTCGAAGATTTCCCTACTTATTGGACTTGAGTGGATGTGGACTGGCCCCTTTTCGGTTTCTACACTCAGAACTAGGTTTAATTTCCTGTTCAGAGCTGGTTTAGTCATACGCTACTCCTCGGTTAGGTCCCGAAGAACCCTGTGTTGACATTGTAGTATCCTCTTGCAGTCACCACCATGGCAGCTTCCATTCCTGCCATAGCCATTTCACGAATGCTTTCAAGCGCCACGTTGTTGATAATAAATGGATTGAGAACATCCGTATCTGGGAAAATGCTTACCAGACCTACGAGGGTGGTATCTTCAAACTGAAGTTTATAGATTGCGGCCAAAGTCGCACTACGCACGATCGACATCGTAATAGATGCTGCAAGGTAGGGAGCGGGGCTGCTCACCAAGCTGACCATCGCAGGCAACAGATCCGTAGCATTTCCTTCCAACGCAAGGCGAATACCTTCCGTTGTAAGAAAATTGCTGGTTACATTGAGTTCTGGATGTTCATTAAATACTACTGATGCCCGGAGCCGGTTCAGGACGCCGGGAGGAGTGAACTGAAAGGCCATGGGGTCACCTCATTAGATTGAGATAAGGTCGGTTGCAACAACATTCACAAGAATGTGAATGAAGCCACGCGCGGGAATAAACAGGGTAGAAAGCCCATCATATTCACCGATCTTGTAGTCTCCAGGATTGGCAAGTGAATACTGGAGGAACGGCACAGCATTCACGTTACACTTGCCGGCGAACTGACCACCATTGATAGCCGCAGTAAGATCCGGGCCATCGTAACCGGTCATTTCAATCTTGCCGAGTACCATGCCGAACGTTTGCGCGCTCTGCATAGTGTGGAAAAGGACAGTTTCCAGATAGTTGATTCCATCCTGGTTGTAGTACAACGGAGCAAGCGGGTTATTCGAGCCATTGATAATAGCATTGCTGAGGTTCAAGTTAACCTCGATTTGCACCCAATCGATCGTATACCACCAGTTGAAGTAGTCATGCCCATCGAGCGTAACTCCTTCATAAATCATGGTGAAAGCAATACCGCCCTCTGCACCGGTTGAAATGTAGTTCGTATTTGCTGACTTGAAACTACGGAGCAGTGGACCGTTGTGTCGCTGCGGATATTCCGTAACCCCGTACATGAACTTGAACGCCATCGGGGTAATACGGTTCGTATTCGATGGGCGATACGCCAGGGCGTTGTAGAACGCCGCCGCCAGCGTAAATTCACCTTCTGGATCCAGAAAACTAGGAATTTCCCACCGTTCGGGATCAATTCCGCTTGCTGGAACATAAATAAGGGAAGGGTCACTAAGCACCGGGGCTTCGACCATTTGAATAACGTCCTTGAAGGACGAGCCGATGCCCTTGGTTCCACCAGAACCCAACTGACCTGGATAGAACAGGTTGTTCATCGTTACCTGTTGCCAAATCGTACCAGCTCCCGGTTGCCCTGCTGCAGGAGGCAGTTGACCGACCACAGTAATCCAGAAATATTCCATCGTATTCGAGGGAGCTTCATATCGTTTGAGCATATTGGTAAAAGGAAGTGGCTGTTCAGCAGATCCCAAGATAAACGGATCACAGCCAAACCGGCGAGGCAATAAGAAAGCATAGATCGTAAGTGGGTTTTCATTCAGCCAATTTTCAAGGGCTGCGACGTTATTATCCGGGTTATTATCATACCCAAGTTCAAGTATCCATACTCCGACTTCATTGCCCTGAGCAAAGAAAGTCGTTGCCATTTGTGACAATTCAACTGCTGATTGGAACTGATATGATCCAGTAGTAGTAACTGCTCCTGGATCGACAGCAACCGGGTATGTGTACGTCGTAGGAGAAGTAATCGTACCATCATGCAAACCATTGAGTCCCGGGCCAATGGGTTCAAAGTCTTTCATAATAAACGGAACCATATCACCAACTTGAACACCAGGAATCGGATCTGTAGTGGTAACTGTCGCAACTCCCGCTGCCCAGGTCACACTCGTAACAGCCGCAGGCCCCAAAAGAATTGGAGGACCAGCAGGGTCGTCAGAAGGAGGAATTTCGATATCACCAAAC